ATGAAGGTTTACGTTGAAGACAAGACATATAAGGTGTATTTCTCCATCACTCATAAGTGTAAGAGATTCTATATATACACAGGATTGCAATCGACAGAGAAGTTTGATGGTATGGTATTTCCTCGTTCAGACAAGTCTGCAAAGGCAAAGACTAAGCGACTGGCAGAGCTATATTCAAACGTGGAAGACTATATACTGCTGCACAAGGGTGAGGACGTTCCGATGCTAAAAAGCCATCTGAAAGAGATTATAAAGGGTGGCAAGGTCGCTGAGAAGAATTTCCTCGACTATATGCAGATGTGTGCGGATTCCAAGAATTTGAAAGCTGGCACGAAGAGAGTATATGATGTGACTATCATCAGAATTAGAAATTTTGATGCTAAGTGTACATTTGATACCATCACTAGAGACTGGCTCGATAAGTTTGTGAAGCATGAATATGAAAGAGGACGGATGCCTAACGGAGTTCATATTGATTTGAGAAATATCAAGGCAACATTCAATTGGGCAATTGATAATGAGATAACAACCCTATTCCCATTCCGTAAGTACGTACTTCCACATGAGGAAACAAGAAAGCGTTGTCTTTCTCTAGAACAGATGAGACAGTTGCGTGATGCAGAGTTCCACACTAACCCTCAACGTGAATCAAGGGATTTGTTCATGCTAGGTTTCTATTTGATTGGCATCAATATATCAGACCTTCTCGATTTGAAGCCAACAGACCTTCGTGGTGGCAGAATATGCTACAAGCGCAACAAGACAGGACGATTGTATGATATAAAGGTAGAACCAGAGGCGTTGGAGATTATCAAGCGATACAAAGGCAAGAAATATCTTTTGAAGTATAAGGACAACAGTAAGTTCAATCTCAAACACTTTGAGAGCAATTTGAATTTCAGACTTAAAAGGTTAGGTAAATTCAGAGAATATAGTAAAGAACCGATGTTCCCTTATCTTTCCACCTACTATAATCGCCATACGTGGGCAACGCTAGCAAGCGAGATTGATATACCGATGGAAGTTATAGGCAGGGCATTAGGTCATGCGATGTGGGATAATGCGGTAACATCAACCTATATCAAGTATGATACAAAGAAGATTGATGAAGCCAACCGCAAGGTTATTGATTACCTTAACAAAGATTTAGAAGATACAGATTTATAATTATTACAATCAAAAGGCAAATAAAAAGGGAGGCTACGAACCTCCCTTTCTTGCTATTTATCGGATAGAATAGTTTCTATCTTCTTACGATAGTCAACAGAGCCGTCAATGAATGCGTGCATAAACAGAATACTATCGCTTATTGGTATGCTGATAGGCTCGTTGATGAAGTCCTTTGTGACTTCCGAGTTATTCACCAATGCAGAAACAAGTCGTTTCTTTTCGTAATTGAAACCTTGTGTAAATCCTGCGGCGAATGGTGTAAGCGAGTGAAAGAATGGTGTTTGTTCTTCACTCAGATTTTGCAGTCTCTGTTTCAGAGTCATTTCCTTTGTCTTTTCCATCATTATTTTTCTTTTCAATTTCTTTCTCCATTTTATGCAAGCGTTCAACTTCTTGCTCGTAGAGGTTATCAATCGCATCAGAATACTTTAGGTATTGTGTAAGGCTCTTTTTGCGCTGCATAAACTCAGCCTTATTCTTGTACTTCATACCTTGTAATGCGGTCAGTCGGTGTCGCTGCATTTCAAGTTGCAGCTCATCGTAAAGCCATATCGTTTCTTGCACAGCATCCCTCTCATTGTCGTTGCACTTATCTGCAAGGTCGAGTGCTTCATCACACTCTCTAAACAAAAAGTTAACAAAGAAAATTGCAACCGCCAAAAACATACATAAGATAGCTGGCTCAAAACGATTGATAAATATATAAAATACACCAATTACAACTACCAGTAATAAACTGACGTTACCTATAGTAACAAACCCTAATACTTTCTTAATCATTTTCTTCATGTTTTTTGTTTGATAAATTATTGTTGAGACGAATATAGAAATCCTCATCACTCTCTCCATTCTGCTTAAAGCTAAGATTGTTCTCTTCGATAAAGTCAAGGATAATCCAAATGCTCTTTTTCCCGATGTTTCTAATCTTATCCAAATCAGACTTACCATGGAATTTGCGGAGTAAATCGCCTACGGTATATACGTCGCACCATCTGAACATATTCAGAATGCGAACAGGAAAGCCACAGTCGTTTACATCTTTACCAAGTATTAATGGTGGAAGTATTGTCCCACCGATAGGAGTATCGCCTTTTGCACGTCTGTATTCATCATAACTAGCTTGTGTTGCTTTTAGTTTCTTCTTTAAACCATCAATCACGATTCTCAAATCTTGATTTGTAGCAATCTCGGCAATGGCGGCATCCTCGTTGTACGTCAGCTTATTGCACGTCTTCTCTACAATCTGTCTGATTCTAGTTGCTGATACGCCATACTTGATTGATAACTCATCATACGTCATTCCGTTAATGATGTCCTTTAGCAACTTAGATTCACGATAGCTGAGTTTTGGAGTGATGTCAAGATACGACATAGCATTTATTACGCCAAAAAGCATACCAACAGCGTTGGCAGCCAGTCTGCCGTTTGCGGTTGCTCTGTTTCTCAACTCGGTAAGTTCAACGTTTATTGCACGCTTGTGCGCTTCAACTTCTTTGAGCTTATCATCTATCATCTTTTCGTTGACTGCAAGCATCTTGTACTTCTGGGCGTATTTCTCAACGTCCTCGCTGTTTACATACAAGATACCATGTTCGCCTACACAACTGCCAATGAGACCTTGCTCGATGTAGTTACTAATAGTCTGTCTAGATAAACCAAGTATCTCGGCAGCTTTATTTCGTGTGATTCTAGCCATATTACCAACTCTTTTATTATTTCAGATTTGAATCTGCTAATCTCAGCTCTAACTGCTGTATAATGTTGTCGATTGTCTTTCCCTTATAGTCAATGGCAATCTCCTTCAATGTTGCAATCTGAGCCATAATATTAATTTTATCCCCTGCTGTCATCATATTCAATATTATTAATTAAGATGCGGTACTTGCAAAGTTGTAGTGAGCAACATAAACATAACCGTCATACATCTTTCCGTAAGTAACCTCTGTAATGTCAAAGATAATATCTCCACAATCCTTGTATGGAATCAAAGGTTCAGCAGGGAACGCTTTGTATTTCGTATAATGGCGGCTTACTTCTTGTGAAAGCAACTGCTTGAAAATATCCACTTCGCCATACTTTGTGAATACACCTTTGAACTCGTTTTCGTTATCTATAGCAACAACTACTCCAAGTTCTTTCTTGATACATACACCCTCATATTCGTTGCGAGTGTCGTTAAATGTTTTTAATGTAGTAATAAGAATACCTTTTATCTCTTCCATATATCAATTTCTTAAAATGTGAACACTAACAGCCTTGTTTACTGCATTAGGCTGCGACTCATTAAAACTCTTGATAAAGTTACGTTCCATTTCTTCAGGAAACATAGCTTTTTTCGGTTTCGGCATTGATAACGTGCCTACTACTTTGTGCCCCCCCCATAAGCGTAATCACACACTTACGAGTGATAATTTCTTCTCCAAACATATTATTCTGTTTTATTTACCAATGATTAATTAACTTTTATAATATTAACTGATTTATAATTAATATTGTTCCTTATAAAAAGGTTATATGAAACAGGCAATAGACCTCTGAGAGAGTGGTTCTCCCCCTTACCCCCATCATTCATTGAAACGATGAGAGCTTGGAAGGAATATTCCACTCGAAGTTACATGAACCCAGTATAATGAGCCCCTTCGGTCGGGTCAGTTGCCAAATCGTACAGCACTTAACCTAAGCAGCTTTCGGGGTACGCCCCGCCCTGCCCGCCTTCTGCCTTCAGTTCCTGCGGTGTCACCATGCACCTCTTGTGACGTGGGTTTTAAGTCTGTGTAGCCGAGTGTATTTAGCCGACAAGCCACCAAGACTACTTGCTTACTCTCGAAAAAGAATAGGGAAAGTGAAAACCCTATCCTTTGTTCGTGTTGCGCTCCGAACTCTGGATAGGGTTTCGTATAGGGAAGTGAATAATCACTCAAATATACTTAAATGTCCGCTGTTTAGTGCGCAACTACTAACAAGCACTGCAAAAGTACGCAATTCCTTGCAAACCACCAAATTAGCTGATTTTTCATTAACTTGCTTTATTATGGATAAATATGGATAATATATATTTAATAGGCTTTTCGGGTATTTGTGACTTTAACCTTTCTAAGGTTTAATTAACACAAAAATGCCCCACACCACCAAAAAATGATGATGCAGGGCGATATGATAGGTATAAAAGAAATGCAATAGGAAAGCCCCACCATTGAGCATCAACGGCAGGGCTGAAATAGAAATATGAATTCCAATAATTGCTTTGCAAAGATAAGCAAAATATCTGAGAACTCAAAGAGATGGTGAAAATTTCTTCTGTAAGCGGTTAAAATAGTCTGTTGGTAAGATTTATCGGTTCGATAGTTTAAACGCCTTGTATGTACAATAAATCCCCACCTACAAATAAGCAAGTGGGGAAATTGTTATCTTATAGTATCAGCAACTTGAATATTACCCATATTCAATATGTTGCCACTTTTAATAGCATCTGTTCCAAAACTATAATCGGTACAAGCATCCACGTAGGCATTTGCAAATATTACACCAGCTTTGCTCTTATCTTTAATGAGCCTCAGAAGAGTTTTATCTTTTTGGCTAATCATAAAGTCGAATTTAAATCCATCCTTAACGCAATCTAGTACACCATTTTGGTATCTATCATTGTCACACCATTCATACAGGATGCCATCAACCTTTATATTGAAGTATTGAAACTCGTTTCTTACATGACCGCCAAATCCGTTTTCTCCGATAGCACGGAAATTAATGACGCAAAGACTATCCGTTTTCCAAACGACTTGATAATTGCTTACCTTGAAGTCTTCTGGATTAATAGCATTATTGTCTATCCATTTTTTAAGGTTTTCTTTAGTCTGTGCAACAAAAGGAATATCTTTTGGCTTTGGTTTCTCTTTTGGCTTACTGCTGCAACTAGCAGCAAACACCACGGCAGTCATAATTGCCATAAACATCGAAATCTTTTTCATAATTATATTTATTATATAAAACTAGAAGTTACTCTGGAAGATAATTATAATTCTCATTGAGGTAATCCTTCAACTCCTCAATCTGCGCATCGGTTGGCTCGCAAGATGGCTCTTGCAACTCGGAATCGTCGAACATATCAATCCAACCGCAATCTGCATTCTCGGATATTGTAATGATGTAGTCTGCGATAGACTTATATCCACCCTCCTTGATATACATAGCGTTGTCATCCGCAATGCTCTGTACGTATGTATCAATAGATTTTCTCATATTATTATGACTTCACCGTGATGTCGAGGGCTGAATCTGTTAATAAGTAATTCCGTAACCTTCGTTGTTGTCGTACTTAGCGAGCAAACAACCACCACCATTATAGTAGTAAGTGATTCCGTCTTTCTCTTCGGTGTAATCACCATGTTCCTTACGCTCGTTCATATAGTTATTGAACTCGCTGAAAGAAACGTTTGCCTGACCTCTATCATTAAAATCTAATGCTGTCATAATGAAAATGTTTTGTTTGATATATTTATATTATTTCAAAAGATAACGCAATATGCGTCATTATATTGTGTGTAGGGCAGAAATTTTAATCTTTATTTCTGCCCATGGCGCAATCGAACAATGTGCCGATTAGCCAAATTGCTATTAAGAATGCCATAACTTATTCCTCCTCTGTATTATTGTTGTTGTTATTCAGTTCCTTGTAATACTGCTGAATCTCCTCATCAGTCATACCCTTTTCTCGCATTACACGATAGTTTGCAGAACCACGTCTGAAATAAACCTGACTGCCATAGACTGAGCGTAGATTGTAATACGCACTTCTTACCAGTTCTTTTGTTAATACCTTACCAGTGGACGAATAAACACCCATCTGCTGCAACATCATAGCTGCATCCGCAAAGTTATGTGTGGTTAATTCAGTGAAGTCCTTGGTACACTTCTTAACCACATTCCATATAGCCTTGTTGCAAGGTTTCTCAGCAGCCTCTTTCTTGCGCTTTTCCGATGCAGCCTTCTGTGCATTTGATAAGTCACATTTTCTAGGTCTGCCCAACTTCTTAACGACCTTACCAGACTTTGAGATAAATTCTCCGTCTTGTGCCAACTTCTGCTTGCGTACTTCCAATGCGCTCTGTGTTCGCTCCTGAATAAGTTCACGCTCCATCTGTGCCGAGAACGAAAAAGCGAACAATAACATCTCGTCAATCGCTTTCAGATGGCTGCAATCAAGGTCAATACCCATCTGGACGATAACCAACCTCACACCACGTGGTTTCAGCTCATCATTCACAAACTTGTTGATGTCACTCATTGAACGACCGATACGGCTGACCTCTGACACAATAAGTATATCACCCTTATCAAGCATCGGCAACACTACCTTACCAAGGTTTCTATCCTTATAAGATACCTTACCAGATACTCCTTCCTCCTTCACTTCGTGAGTAGCTTTCAGATTGTGACAATTCAACCATTCGTTGATTGTTCTTTCTTGCTGCTCCAATGTCTGCTTTTCAGTAGAGACACGACTGTATATTATTACTTTCTGCTTTGGCTCATCATCATCGGTCATGTTTGCCTTTGCGTTGCAGCTTTTGTCCGAACGGCAAAGGTAGTGACCTTCTGCCATCATGCAGTAAGGGCAATCCTTACATCCGATGTTCACGATGTCGTATTTTACAGATGCGCCACCTTCATTCTTGATTTCTATTGTCTTCATTTCTCCTATCTCCTATCCTATCTCTTATTACTTAAAACGTTACTTTCTGTTATTTATTATCCACGATAATAGAATGATACATGAAAATCGCTACTTTTACGCTCTCGGTCATTCTCAATCACCCCAAACATATAAGTATCAATCACGTAATCTACATCATTGTTCTTATCATGTTCAATTCTCTTTACCCATTCCTCAACAACATCAGGACACCAAGCATCGCCAAGGAATCTAACCAGCAATTTGTTATCGTTTTCCTGTCGTACCAATATTGGCTCGTTTCCGACAAATCCAACCATTTCTGTATTGTCTTTGTTCCAAGAATATTGTCCATCATTGAACAAATCTCTTACCAACTCATCAAGGCAAAGGTCTTTCTCGTTGATAGGGCAATAAGCTGCATTCTTAATCTCCATAGTCTTATTACTTTAATTCTTGTTCTACAATATCGAAATTATCCCACGTCTCACCTTCGTTGTCTGAGATATGATAGAAGAAATCTGAAACGCTGATTTGAAAATCGTCACAATCCAATGCTTGTTTATAGCTTTCCAATGTGTTCAGACCTTTATCTTCCATCGCTTTTCTAGCCTTGTCTCTGTTTGAGAATACTTCTGCATCAACCTCAACTGCCTCACCCAGTCCATGCTGGTGTGAATTGATAACTACATATACTTTCATTGCTTAACCATCTACTTTAATAATTCCACGTCTTACCAAAGCTTTCACGAAATCATCTAGCGATAATTTTCTAGAATAGCATTCGCCACCGCATATTCCGTAATTCCAATTGATTATGAGGTTTTCTTCTGTATGGTATCTAGCAATGCTATTGTGCTTACCTGCAAAATCCTCATAGTGCCAAACTAAAGCAACTTCAATCGTTCCACGTTTCTTTGGGTGAATAAGAAAGCTACTACGAAATCGGTCACTCTCAAACTCGCATCCATAACTCTTCAAGAAATTCAGCTTTTCAAGTGTATCTTTCTTCCACTTTCTAGCCTTTTCATACTCTTCTTTCTGTGCTCGCTTGATAACGTCTTCATCAATAGCATTCTTCTTTGATTCTGCTATCATCAACATTTCCAATTCGTTCATATCTTTACCCTTTCTGTTATTAAATTACACCGATAATATTAATCGGTTCTTCAATACTCGCTACCAATGCAGCATTATTATTCTCTGTAATAAGGCTATCAACATCTAAGTAAATAACCTCTGGTAATGATGTCTGTTTCATATTGATTAATGTTTGAAATTTGTTTCGATAAACATTATTTGATGAATATCCAAGACGATAGTGTCTTTAAGAAATGAGTCGTTAATTATAAGTAGCTCATTCGTTCCGTCTACTCTATACTTGCAATTATTGAAGTCTATATGAAAACGGCTATTATGGATAGCGATGTAAATTACCTTACTTTCTGCTTTGGCTACCTTGATAGCCTTTCTTAATTGATTTACGTTCATTTTATGATGTATTATAAAAGTTTGTATATGTTATTAATTCACTCATTCCTTTGCTCCGTGGAGGTGGCAAAGGTAGTGTGTGTACTACTTTACCAACACCACATAAACAATCGCCTACAGCCGCATTTAACGGCTTGTTTGCTGCAATATCCAACCACATATTGTTTGGTGGAATATCCAAGCATGAAGGAACACCGATAGAGATAGCCACAACCTTTGCGGTTGATACTATTTCTTTGCGCTCTGAGACGTTTTCATTTGCCAATGGTGTAATTGTCCGCTCGGTGCATTTCTCGCTCGCTTGATGCTCGTTTGGCACGCTATCCAATGTATCATCAGATACTGTAATCTCTTCCTTGCTTGATACCAATGATTTCTTTTGCTGCTCCTTAAATAGCTTTTCCAATTTTACACCATCCTTAAAGAAGAAAGCGCATCCACGATAGGAATTACTCTTTGTTCGCTTTTCATCGGGCATAAACTCTTTGCAGAATCCCGACAATGTAAACAGTTCTCCACAGAATATAATCTTATTGTTTCCTGCTGCAATAACCTCTGTGCCATCAATGAAGGTTAATTTATCGCCTACATTTACACCGATAGCATCAAAGCTAAACTTATTGCTAGGCTTATCCAATGATACTACCTTTGCAGGTTTATTCGTTTGCTCTGTTTTATCCTCTGTAGCGCACTCTTTTTCCTCAGTTGTAACATTATCCACCTTTGCAGGGATAACGTCTTCTGAAGGCTCATTTGTGCGCTCATTTGCACGCTCTTCCAATACGTCTATATCAAATGGTACGTATCTAGTATCTACTGAATAGCCTCTATCCTCATATACGGCTGGCATAAGCAAATAGATGTTACCAAGACTATTTGTTGCAACTGCTGCATGAGAAGAAGACATACCGAGATATAAGGTATCAACACTATCGAAAGCAACAATAGACTTAATCATAAATGATACATCATCAATGGTATGCTGCAATTTGTTTTCGATAGCCAATTCACGCTTGCAATCATCATAAGATAAGGTAATCTTACTTTCTCCAGATAAGCCGTGCAAACTAATAGTATTTGCACCATCTTTCTTTGCAACCTTACAGAATTTCTTTATCTCATTCCAAGCGTTTTTATCAAAGTGCAAAGCGAGTTCATTTGATACCTTTGGAAAAACACTCTTCCAATTTGGGTATCTGCCAATGTAGCCGATATTAGAAGTAATACCCTCAAACTCTAATTTGTTGCATTCCTTACCATTTACACTTTCCTTTGTGGCTGTAACATTATAGATTTCTCCTTTCTTCATTTTCTTGCACATCAAAGCAAATTTCTTTGGGCTGATATAGAAGTTTGATAAATCTCCCGAATGTTCCAATACCTTTGTAGGAAAAGAAAGTAATTTGTGCCCATCGCTTGCAACCAAACAATTGTTAGCTGCATCCAATATGATATAGTTCATAACAGGGCGCAACTCATCATCGGTAATAAATTTGCAAAGCTCGCTCATTCCTTTGCTTACTTCAAAGGTAGCCTTTCCCAATAATTCGCCCGATTCTTCAAATACAAATTGTTTTGCATTTCTGCCAACACTCGCTAGCTTTTCAAAGACTGAAACAAAATAGAAGATATTCTTCAAAGGAAAACTGCAAGTATATGTACCAACACTAACAGTTATTTTTTCGTCTTCATTTTGCTCATTGCTAAAATTGAACTCCTTATTTAACATATTAGCAATCTCGCTTGCAGTATATGAGCCGTAATCGGCTACCTTTGCCATTTTCTCCCATACTGCAAAGGCTATCTCATACAACTTGTTTAAGATAACCAAATTCATTTCTTTGTCACTCATATTAGTTACTATTAAATATACATATCCAATTCCTTTTCCAATTCTTCTTTGTTGCAATCAGGAAACCAACTGCAAATGGTATCAATTGCCCACATATAGGAATTTGCTCCATCATCAAACAATATCCAAAACATTTCAGCGTATTTGCTAAAATTACGATTAATATTGTGCTCTTTGTACCATTTAATGGTACGTTCATATTCGGCTACCAATTCATTTTTGGTAAGCATTCTAATTTCTTCTGTAGTCATAATCCAATTGTTAAAAGTTACACTTCGTAAAATTGCCCATAATATTTTCCCCAAGCTACCAAAGACAATCGCACACCACCATTTTCAATCGGTGATACGCTTATCTTTTCACGCTTGATACGTTTCAGACGTTTATCAAACTTGCAATAAAAGCGAATAAATCTATCTTTTAACTCACTTTCTTTTTGCTCGCTTATATGTTCCAAGTGAAGGCTATTATATTCAGCCTCTAGCCAACTCTTAATATTTTCTACATTTGCATTTTCTATCATATCCACTTTATTTAAAATCTAAATTTCTTCAATAATCAATATTCCAGATACTTTGCCTGAGTTCATAAACTCATTAAAACTATCCAATATACGCTTATCATTAGTTACATTTTCTCCAATAACCAAAGGGCTATTAGTTATTGTTTCTCCAACTGAAAACAGACTATCAATTGCTATTTTCTTGTTTAATGCTTTCAAGTCCTTTTTTGAACTGATAAATAAACGATGCTTTTTCATTTTCTTTTCTCCTATCTTTATTTGTGCCGTGCCAAATCTCGCTTTTGGAGGTAGCTAAACTACTCACGGCTATAGTAACTTTTAAGCAATATATTCAATTAACTTGTTTTTGTAATATGATGTAAAAGCACCATCCAAATACTTTTTATCTTTTGTATCTATATACTTTAATATCCGTTTTGCCTCATCCCTAAAAATGCTATCTTTGTGCGAATGATGATAATCTAGAATATCACATATTAAAGATGTTAAGCGGAAATCTCCAACACTTTCTGTATACATTCCATATCCATAAGGGTATTTGTGGCAACTATCCAAATATCTTATAATAACAAATTTCTTCAAAGCTATCTTATTCATATCTTTCTAAATTAAGCCGTTTATTTACTCTATATAGCCTTATCTTTTCCCACTTGATAAAGTGTACCAAAGGGAAAAGATAAGGGCGCACACACTATTATTTAACCCTCAAACTTAGAGATAGTACCAGTTATTTCATTTACTACCTGAATGAGATTTTTTAAATACAAGCCATCAAATATAAGTGTATCTTTATGGTAAAAATGCAGCTCAAAATAATCATTTTCTAGCCAAACATCAAAGCGCACACCACCTTTGCGACAAATGTAGAATGTATTGTCGCTAATTAACTCGCTGCCAAAATAAATCGGCTCGCTTTCTACATTTGCAGTAATACCCAAAGCACGAAGTATTATAGCTAATTTCTTTAATTCTTTCATATTGCTAATTATTTAATGTTACTTATTTTGTGGTGCAAACTGAATCGAACAGTCTAGAGATACCGGCTATCTTTGCACCTATCCAATATGTTTTATGATATTGTCTTTTTGCCGTAATATCGCAAATTAAGCATTTCCTTTTGGCTAGTAAGTTTGCAGCCACACAATTTGTTATTTGTGCTGTAGTCTGCACCAAGCGCACGCAAACGGCTGCTAGTTGTAGCCGTATTAAAACCACCATCGGAAAAATACACTTTGCCACGTACTTTTGCATATATATATGTATCATACAAGCGTACAAATACATTTGCACCCTTAATAATTACTTCCGTATTACTTTCTCTATAGTTAACTTTATTATTTATAGCGTTAACCATTCTTTGTTCTATCTTTCTCATTTTATTTGCGTTTTAAAAGGTTATTTACTCTTTTACGTATTTGTTCCAATTGCGCCCTACAATAATGCCTAATACGTAAGATATAAGGGCGAAAACGAAAGGTATTGTTATATCCATATCCAATTAGTTTAAAAGAAAATCGAAATACTTTGCAGCACGCAATTCATATTCGTTTGCCCACATTTGACCGTAAGGCATACCAAGTAAATCTATAAATTTACGTGCTTTTGCCTTAAATACAATGTAATCGGCAAACAGGGCTTTAGCCTCCTTTGCTATTTTGTGAAAATTTGGCTTTTCGTCTTCTTGTTGTGCCGTGGCTGCCAAGACTGATACACGATTTGCAATATCGCTCAATTTGCTAGTATAGAAGTCTATCAAAATGTTTATTCTTATCTTTTTCATATCTTATATTATTTGTACCTTTGCACCCACATAAGCGAGTACAAAGGTTATTGTTAGTTACTTGTTTACTATCTCATTAATTTTGTTTGCTGTATCAATCAAAGAATAAGATTGCCCAACAAAACCGCCTCCGTACCAATTGGCACGATAAACAGAAAAGCCCAAATCATTTGCACGCTTTTTGGCAATTGCATACAATTGACTTTGGCTTAAATTGTCGTTTCTCATTTCTTCGTCAGTAGTAAAAGCGAGAAAATGCACTACATATCGGGGATTCCCGTTTATATCATTATTCACACGACAAAAGCCAATACCATTCACCACTTTATAGCTATTTCTATAGCTTTCAATTTCTTTATTTGTCATAATATAGCCCTCCAATTAGTTTAAGTTACTTCTTTTCTCCTAATTCTCTTTTTGCCAATTCGTTTGTAGTTTCCCATTCCACATAGTCCCAACTTGTGCCGAAATGGTCTACACAAAGAATATATTTATCCAATAAGTCCGAATAAGTGAAAAGCAAGCCAAATGTTTGCTCCAGGTACTCTACATCGTCATCGGTGCAATCTGTAATAAACCACTGGTAAATATCTCTTTGTGTGCCGTCTTCTTCATCGAACAGTTCAAAGCGCATATTATCATAAACAGATGGGTCTATCTCTGTAATATTGTTGCAGAGGATAAGCGCATTATTACACCAATTTACAGCTACTGAATAATTTGTTTTATAAGTCTTCATACCTAAAATATTTAAAAGTTACTAATTAATTTTGCTAATTCGGGAAAAACTAATAACTTTGCAACCGCTTAGAAGTAATCCAAGTTATTAGTTTTTCTTTTAACTTGATTCGCCCACTACTTTTTTAAGGTAGTGGGTTTTTTGTTTAAATATGCTTTTCGGCTACCTTATCCCAATACTCATTTATAGAGTTGTCCAGAGTTGATACGTAATGACCAAGTGGACAATACTCATCAATCTCAATAATGCCGCATACGTGCATAGCATCTACTAATTTCTTATAAGATGCAGAGCCGATAACGTGGATAGCTAACATATTAAAGTTAACCATAAAATCTTTGTTTTACTTTGTTGATAGCTTATTATATACCTTTGTGATATATTCGATAGCCTTTGCCTCCTTTTCCTCCTTTGCTTTTTGTTCCATTGCATTCTTGATTCTCGCAAAGTTCATTTTTGCCCACAACTTGCAAAATGTATCTTTATCAACATCTGCAAGCATATACATATTATTGATAATCTCAAACTCAGAAGATGATACTTCCATTCCTACACGCTCAATAAATTCATTGTACATCATATTGCTTTATTTTTTAGTTACTAATTTGTGGCTATCAATTAAACCGCCTAATTGCCAACGGCTGAGGTTTTCGCCTACAATAACCGTACTATTTATGTATTATTGACTTTCATTTATCATTCAGTTCATTTCGTTACTCTAACTTTTCACTACTCACCTTAGAATGTTTCAGTGCTTTATAAATAAGTACGAATGTAGCTACCTTCCCGTATAATAGCCTATCCGTTTTCCTTCTTTCATTTATAAGTTACTACCTTATGTTACTTTATTGTTGGCTAACATAAAAACCGCTTAATACTACTATATTGTATCATTACACTAACATCTGTTAGATTTATGATAACGATATTAAGATAATGCCTATCTTACGTTTGCGCTATCTGATAAACAGAATCACGGCTGCAAATAGTAAGCGTTTCATTATCACGCTAACATGTAAGTAAATAAAGAACGCACAATTTTGATATAACAGGATTTCTCTGCTTAGAAGTAATCTCATTGTTTCTTGATTGCGATGCAAAGGTACGGCTTTTTTCTGTATCTGCAAAATTTTTAGGCAAAAAATATGAGATTTTTTGTGTTTTTTCTCGCTTTTTCTTGTTGGCAATAAATAAGAACACCTAATTGCTATCTTAGAAATAGCAAAATAAGGGGTTAAATCGGGGTTGTTGTGTGATTATATAGGTTTTTCCTATCTTTGCACCTTTGCAGCTCGAAAAAATCACTTTGCAGCCACTTTCTTTATTAGGTACGTATGCGAGTACCTTATATATAGGAAACCGCCTAAAAGCGTATTATTTGCCGTTTGCAGCCGTTTTCGTGTTTGATATATAGAAAGACTTGCTTTGCTGTTTGCGTATCTTTGTAGCCGATTATATGATACGTTTCGTTATCTAGATTGTTTCTAAATAAAGTTTTATGTTTGGTTTTTCGTTCTGTTTGTACTCGCTTTCTGTTTTCGTTTCTTATTTAGATTAATTCTATACAGAAAACTTTTTGGGGAATTTCGGGCTTTTCCGCACCTTTGCGCAAACGTTCTATCTTTTTACTTTTTGTTTTCTCGCTTTTTCTTCTGCTTGGATTATTCAGAAGAAAACGAAAGCAGAAACGAAAAAGTCGATTTTTGATGTGTTTTTGCCCGAAAACGTCCCTTTTTGTCGCAAATGAAACGCTGGTTTTCAGTGATTTATAGGTATATAGGGCAAATTACACCCCACCCCACCCGTTTTTGGCACTCGCAGGGTGGGTCAGCTCTTGTCCGAAATTTTTTATTTTTTATTTTTTTGTAAAATACTCTGATTTTTCAAATTCCGCTTTTCTACCGAATTTTGAGCATTTTCCAGAATATCATATCTACTTTTGATTTTACATAAGTTTTCGAGATATTCATTTTCGCATATTTTCGTGCGTTATGGAGCGTTTTATGTAGCTTTGCGGTAAGTTTATCGCCATCGTATTTTGAACGTCTTAGAATATAATATTCGAGTTATTTGCGTTTATTTTCGTTTTTGCGGAAAAGTAAGGTTACTCCATGATTTAAGGTTCGTTTTTGCTATATACGGATTGCAGTTTTGTGTGATATTGATATGGGGTTGATGCGAAACCTTCTTCTTGGGGGATGAGTATATAGTTTACTATATACAGGGGGTTGACATCCCCCATTACGGCTGCGCGCGAGGGTACAATTACTTATTTACGTGTTATTATTATATGGGAAAGAGTTCAAATGTTAAATTTTCAATATGAAAAATCTGATTTATGCGGATAACATATATTTAATTGGGGATATGGGGAAAATGGTACAAATTTGCAATTTGTTAAACTATGTAAAGTTCGTTTTTGGCTTGATTTTTTGGCGTATATTTGCAGCATAAATGTTTGATTTACGAATTACCGACTTTGGAATATGGCAGAAAAGAAATTCTACATACAGCGTTACTTGAAGTCCGAGCAGGGAGCTTGGAAGGCAGACGGATTGCGTAAGAGTCTGGAGGATGATTTTGGCGGCGGTTCTGTCCGCTACAAGTCATTGGATGGATTGAACTCCAAGGGAAAGCAGAAGGGTGTATATACCGAGAGCTATCCTGAGAATGACGCGTTGAGAGTGTTCGTTGACCCGAATGCTAGGCATGAGAGCACCAACGCTACGTTGTCAGTTTGCGTGTTCGGGTATGATGTTGACGGAACAACCGAGCTTTCCGTTACTGAGCAGATAAAAGCTGCCGAGAAAGCATGGGATAGTCTGTATGCTTACTTGGAGGGTGCGCTTATCTTGTGGTATGACGATTACAGACAGAAGAAAGCGTTGTTCTTGGTACAGGATGCTACAGAGCCATCAACGGACAACATCAAGAACATTCCGTATCTGCTCTGTTCTGCCAAGTTGGTAAACGTCTTCGGTCAGTCGTTTGATGGTGACAGTACCACGATTGAAGATTGGTTGAAGAATGGCGGAAAATAGAAACAACAGCATCCGCAAGGCGGTAGGACGTGTCTCTTAGATACAAGTCTAGGCAAACAGAAGGTTCGAGTTCCTTCTACGGTCGGTGGATGCTTTAAAATATATGCGAATTATGAACAAATACAAGACATCAATTGAGGTCAAGGGCGAAAACATCAAGGCATTGTTCGACTGCCCTATCGTTACAGACATCAAGAAAGCAACCGATGCGGTCGATGATGGTCTAGACGTTACCGATATGCTTTATAGCGTTACTACCGTCAATATGGCAGGTGCTCACAAGCAGGTGAAGCGCGGTTCTGTATTGGCGCAAGACGTTTGCGGTCATTGGGAGATTATGACTGCCGATGAATGGGAGTTGAGGAAAGACGATACCATTAGCGATGGTTCTTCCGAGGGGTTGTAATCATTTAAAAGTTGAGAATGTATGCGAATAAAGGAAGAATCACTTGACAGGGCGTTGGAAGCGGCATCGTTGCAGACGAAGGGATTGCCAAAACGCTACACGGATGGTAAAGACCCATTCTGGATAATGGCTGTTGTGCTTGTTCAGAAGCGCAATTTGGAGGAATGCTACTGTATTTATCAGCAGAATGCGGACAAATACATGAAGCTTTTGCAAGACTTCGGTACACCGAGTCCTATCATGTCTATCAAGAGCATTCATCCTTACATGTATCTTGATGAGGCTCAGTTTTTGCCGAGCGGATGCATCGAAGCAAAGAAGAACTTTCTGAAAAACGAGCTTGGTGAAGACCCTAGGGCTTATGAGGTCGATGAAATGACGGAATCGGACGTTAATCACGCGTTATTGGAGATTGCCATTGACAAACAGATGAGAGCTAATGAGGAAAACAAGAAAATCAACGTACTCAACGAGGGAAGTGATTTAGACGGAACGAGATTTGATGACATTGAACGTCAGAAGTTCGAGTTTGAGTTGGCTGAAATGAGGAAAGATGGGTGTTCCAAGAAAGAAATTAAAGAGTTTATTGACGAGTATAATGCCAGTCATAAGCAGAAAGTTGACGATGAGCCATACATTTCAGAGGAAGACCGCATTCATCAGGAAATGGAATCAAAGGACGTTGAGAAAGCTCCCGAATGCAGTATTGAAGGTGAGTTTGATGCACCTGAGATAGACTACGATAAGCTTCATGAGGAATCAGAGGCGTTCAAGAAAGAACAGTTGAAGGTTGCCAAGCGCAAGTGGAAGCGCGCCTATGATGCCGATGCAGAGAAGCGTGACGGAAGAGAGTTCGAGAACGAATTTGGCGAAGATGAGGAATGTGAGACGTTGCAGTTACCGAATAAAGAAGCCGTTCCTGTGAAGCGAAAACCAGGCAGACCAAAGAAATCGTCATTGGATTACACTGCTAGCAAACGCGATACGACAAAGAAACGTGGTCGCAAACCATCATCAACTAAAAAATAACAGATTATGACTAAATCAGAGCTTTTGAATAACGTGTTCTTTGAGAATGCAAAAGGTGATTTACCTATCATATATATAACATCGGATGATGATGTTGTAAAAGTCGGTGGCATTATCAATGCACCTATGGTTGGAAGAATTTATTTTAGTGAGGTTAAGAAAACCATTACGAAGGATGAATTGCTTGCCAACAAAGAGTTCATTTGCGCAAGCGAAGATTCTGAGATACTTATTGATTTCGGTGGCTACAGACGCGAGACACTTGGTTGCTATGTCACAGTTGATGATAGTTGTATTAATATCATTGAGCTATGAGGAATAACCATCACAATCCTAATAAAGTGCCGCCGTTCAAACCAGACCCCGAACATTGGACTAAAAAAGTTCATTCATGGAAGGCGAAGGTCGCATACGAGACTGAGGATGATGCTTGGGAGTTTCTGAATCAGAATCCGAAGTTAAAGTCTCTTGGTTATACTTGCTACCTGTGCAAGGTGTGCTCTAGGTATCATATAGGTAGATTACATCATAAATAGTTGAGATATGGATTATTGGAGTGCAAATTTCTATAAAGCAAATAATGAAAGAGCGGCTGCTATTCTTGATAAAGTGAAAAAGGGTGTATGGCTGTTTTTGAAAGACGAAGATGTTGTGAGAAAAGATAATTGTTTCCTACATAAATTTAGTGTTCTGTCTTGGGAAAGTCGTTATAAGAATCCTACACCTTTTCTTGCAGAAGTTAGAGACGAAGAAACCATTTTGATACCTGCTTTCGATGTTCAAGGAAGATATGATATATGTAATGTTAATAGTGGTGGAAAATGTAGTCTATTTAAGACAAATGAAGACCATGACTGCATAATCGTGAGCACGCGATTTTTTCTGTTAGGTCTTGAATTGAAAGATGTTTAACATAAATAGTTGAGAATATGAAGAAGAAAGGATATTACGAATACGAAAACGGAATTCACCATTTGAAACTTTGGGTACACATCGGAAAAGACTTGAAAGAGCTGATAGATTCCTGTTTTGACAAATGCAAGGCTCCCGATATTGATTACGGCGGCGTTACGTATTACGGCGGCGTTACGTATTCCGATGCTGTCAGAAAGAGCGACAGAAGGCGCGGCGTTCTTGTATCGTTTCCGTGCCAGGTTATGTCGATGAACTATTGCTGCCATGCCATCGAGGAATATACTGACTTGGAACACGGCGGCGAGCCTTCTGCCTACTTGATGGGTTGGATTGTGTCTTGCATCTACAAGGCTCGTTTGGGCATTGGAAATTTCGTTGAACTAAAAGATAAGGAGGAATAGATTATGGATGAAAATGAGAAATTGAAACTTGGGGACATCTTTCTCGCGCCAAAAGAGTTTTTCCTAAATAATTCCGTCGGAAATGTAAAACAGAAAATAGAGATTTATGCGGAAGTTAGAAAAGATGGCAGGGTTATGTGCGCGGTTGTTGAGAATATAGATTCTGTTTTTCCCCATGAATCAGAATATATAATCGCTATAAAACAAAAACACTTTGCACATCCTATTAGGGTTGGTGTCAGCAAGGACTATAACTTTGATTGTATTGAATTGCTTTCTAAAGAAGAGATGAAACTTGTTGGTGTGCTTTGGTTTTATTTTGGGGCTTAATATAGAAGGAATAGCTTATGAATTATGATGATACTTACATAGGAACTGTGTTTCTTGCACCTGCGTCATATCTTATCGAAGAACTCCAAGAACAAGAAAAGGAAGTTTTCAAAAACAGAGTCTTTCAATATGACAATCTGGTTTGCGGAATTGTCGATAAGATAGACTCTAAACGCGGTTATGTTTGGGTAACGTTCAAAGTTCCAGACAACAACTACGCCGATTCGGGAATAACTCTAGCAATAGACTTTAAAGCTAATTGGTGCAGGTTTTGTGTCGTTAAAGGTGGAAAGAGGTTCAGTTCCTATCAGTTTCTCTGTCTCAAAGAGCGTGATATTATAGACATAATTAAAAATAAAGATTATGATTAAGAAAGAAGATATTAAGGTTGGGTTGCGATTTTATATCACAAAAAATGATTGCTTAAAATGCAATTTTGACCCGATAGGTATTCAGAGTGGCAGAACCCCTATTCTGTTCAATGTCGAGAGAAAGGATGCTGATGTTTATATATGTACATCTGTTAGCACAGATTACAAATATGTCGCTCGTTTTCGCGAGGAAGATATTATGATGTTTGGTACAAAGTTCGATATAGTAACGAAAGGTGAAGGAGAAGCCGCAAACGGAAAGGCAGAGCAAATATCTCACCCATCCCATTACGCTTGGTTGAAGGATTTGTGCGGTGTTGAGCCTTTGGATATTTGCAGACATCTTGACTTCAATACAGGGAACGCTATCAAGTATCTCTTGCGCAAGGATAAGGTGGATGGCAACAAAACAAAGACCGAGAAACGCATCGAGGACTTGCGTAAGGCGGATTTTTATATCCAAGACGAAATAAAATTATTGGAACATGGCACAGACTAAATACACTTGTAAGGATTGTGTATTGTTGAATGATGAAGATTCTGAGTTCCCATATTGCTTGGGCAAAGACTTATATACAGACGCAAATCCTGACGATGATGCTTGCGGAGATATTATTCCGCTAGTATATACTTGCAAGGATTGTTTCTTCTTCAAGGATGGGGTTTGTCATAATACCACGGAGAAGAGATACACATCGAAAGAAAATCCTTCATGTAGAAATTTCGAGTACAAAACGATTGTAGAACAAAAATAAATGTATAGTTATGGCTAGAATTGCAAAAAAGAAGACTGCTGACAACAATGCAGGTTTGCTTAAAGTTGTTGTCGGAATCAACAGAAAAGATGTAGAAAGCGTTACCGACTTCGGTCATTTCTTCATCGTAATTTTGAAGGATAGTGCTATTTTCCACACACACATTGGATTTGAAGCACGTTTTAAGCGTTGGGGCGGTGTTGATATGGAAGGACACGCGCTTACCACTACAACATTCGCGTGGCTTGAAAATCTTGTCGCGATGAAGAACGAAGTAAAGGGGAAAGAAAATGATATTTTCCCTGAGACAGATGTTACTTATCAGGATATGCTTGATAGTATGGTTATCATCACAGAAGCCAACATCACCCATCCGATTACAGCGTTCACTGATGCAGATGATGCAGCAAAATTTGCAAAAGAAAAATTTGATTACATCGGTCGTATGCAGAAAGAGTTGGAAAGTGTAATGAACACTCCAGTTTCCGAAGAGACAGAGGAAGACTTGAAGAAGAACTTTGAGCACGGTCAGCAAGCAATATTGGCAGAGCAAGCAGCCGAGGCTCTTAATCAAGGAAAGGAATAGCTTATGTATAATGAATGGTATATAGAACTGAAATACGGACTATTCCGAGATTACAGAATTGTAAGGATGTGTGATGCCAACGGAGTGAAGCGAGACGGTATCTTTATACCATTCATTCAGAACGGAATCAAATGGGATGGTGTAAAGGTTAAGAATCCTGTTCAGTATCTAAAGCCGATTTGGGCTGCCGCCGATGGTTCAAGACTTCACAAGCTAGTTCCCATGGTTTCTGTGGATTTCAGACAAAAGATGGAAGATGCAGGTGTTTTATCACCAGATGATAAATACCCTTGTGATACGGTAGGTTACGTTTATAAAGATAAAAATAAGATATAACGGCTATGATATACTTAGGTAATGATACAATGGATAAGGTAGAGCGGATGGTTTGCGAACAAGTGAACACAGCTATGAGTACTGAGGAAAAGGAAGGAGTGAATGCAGATGATTTATATGTCGGCAATACTAACATTCCTTTTGCGAGAGCGGTAGCAAGGAACTTTGTTCTTGACGTTCTACACAATCGGTATGGTTTTTCCTATGCCGTTATTGCACAGCGCGCGGAAATCAACGAGAAATCTGCTATGCGATGTGTCCGCAAGTGCCACGAGCTTGTCGGGTACGATAAAACTTATGCGTATGTTAACATTTTAATTAACGATAGATTGAGAGAATGGTATGGGGAATAGCAATGAATTATTGACGTTGAAGCGCAATGCCCTAAGATTGGGATTGTGCGGAGAGTATAAAGGTAAATGGGATTCTGCCGCGAGTAAGCGAGAATTGGTAAATATGGCTCTTGATTCTAACGGAATTGAGTTTATGGCTGATTCTATTGCTTTCGGATGGGGATTGTCAAAAGAGTACCTTTTGAAAGAGTTTGGTGAGTTTGCCAATGGATTCTACCAATGTAACGAGCACGGATATACTAGCGAAATGTATATAGGTGCTCATGGAGTTATCAAGGTGCGCTCTACGATTATTCTTGTCGCGTACTGCAAGGATTTGGAAATTGAAGTTCCTGAGAATATGGTTACTCGCATTTATGTGTGCGGAAAGAGTGAAGTTCGCATTGAATGCAAAGGAAAATGTGACCTTGTAGAGTACGGAGAGGATAATGATGTTAAAATCATTGGCTACGATGACGCAAATATGACGCTAGGAACGATTTATGTATCAGAGTGGAATAGTTGTAAGGATGAACAAAAATAACGTCTTACAGCTCATTTAAATAGCAAAGTTTGGTAAAAATATTTATATTATTTTCTAGTTCTTAGAGTGTACGGCGGTACAACACAGACATAAAGTGTAATTTTACTTTTTATATTAGTTAAGGTTTAGTTAGATTTATGTTGATTAAAAAGGGCAAGTTCAGTTGTGAAACCGAGCTTGCCCTAATTTTATATATAGAACACAGAAAACTAATTCATAAATACCTTGATACCATTTCTTCCTTGCTTGTGACCGCCCTTTACACAGCTAGCCAAAGTGTCGCGAATATCGGTAAGTATTGTTGTCTGCAATCTCAACTCAATGAGTACAGGACTGCTTGATGTATCTTGTGTTATCGCGCTGATACTATTGCCGAGCTTCTCTAACAGAGTGTCGCGGATGATACGAATGTCTGCTTGTTGAGTAGCTACATAATATCGTAGGCTGTTGAGTATCGACTCCAACGCCTGTGCGGTTGATTCTGTAACGGACTGAATACCTTGCTGTAAAGCAGAGATATTTGAACTGCCAGCAGGTTTGACGTTGAGAACATCCATCAAGTTCTTTGCATACTCATTGAATAATGCAAGATTCTTGTCTTTCAGCTCCTTGATACCTTCAAGTTCTTTCTTGGTAACGTCAAGACCATTGTTTCCACCTTCGCTGCCCTCAGATACCGCTTTGTCGAATGCTTCAAGGATAGGCTGAATGTACTTTGATGTAGCTCTATTCATTAACTGCTTGGTGAGCATTGTATTGAAATACTCGTCAAACTTATTGTTGAGTGCTTCGAGTGCATCACTACCTTCATTGAAAGCATCTACCCACGCTTCCGAGAAAGCTTCAGCAGCAGATTTGTAGTTAGACTGAGAACCGAAACCGCCAAGTGCTTCTGTCATAGACTCACCTAATTCCTGAATGGTTGTGTTCAAATCATCAATCTGCTGTTCCCATTCTTGAATCTTACCTTCATCAGGCTTCTTGCGACCGCGCTCTGCATTAATCATTGCTTGGTACGCCTTCTGCTGCTTTTTAAGGGCATCGACCGATTTTTTGTTATATTCGTAGAGCCTTTGTGTATCAAAGGCATCGTCCATACTCTTTTTAAGCTTTTCGTAAGCGTGTTGCAAGGAATTTACAGCGCGTTCTTGGCGTGCAATTTCCTTATCAATCTTTCCTTCGTTGCTAAAGAGTTTAGCTACGCCTGTAAGCGCGCCCATTGCACCCGATACGACACCTGCATAGTTTTTGCTATAATACGAACCGATTGCCTGACCGATATTGTCAACGACACTAAGAGTGTTTTCGAGTTGTTCATCTGAACCGCCCAAAGCTTCAAACAATCCATTGAATGCAGTTGCCATCGTAGATACAACACTCGTAATATCCGTCACGGATTTTGAGAACTTAGCTTTCGCCTGCTCTTCCTCAGCCATAATCGTTCCGAGCTTTGTAATCTGCTCATCGGTGAGGTTTAACTGAGATTTCAAAGAATCACGAATGCTTTTGTTGGTTGCTAACTTCAACTTTAAGGTTGTAACAACGCTTTCGTTCGCATCCTTATTCTTTGTCAGTTCGTTATATTCTTGTTCCAAAGACTCAACATAAGCATTTTGGTTCTGCAATTTGCTCGTCAAATCTGCTCTAAGTCCGTTAAGCTCTACGTATTTATCCACGCCGCCAGACTCCTTTAAGTCTTTACTAGCCTTAATCATTTCTTTAAGTCCGCTAGTGAAAGCCTTGAAAGGATTGCGTGAATTGCGAACTTCATTGACCTTATTAATCTGTTCCGCAATAGTCTTCAACTCTGTTGGGTCTAGGTCTCTAAGCTCTGTACGCAACTGTTGCAGTCTTTCTGCCATCGCATCAAGTGCCTTAGAAGAAACTTGGTCTAGATTATCAAACAGACGAACATACATGTCGCTATTTTTGAAATCTTTCCAAGTGTTTTCGCCAGTCTTCTTTTTGTAGTCCAAGTCAATATTATCAAGTAATTTCTTCTGAGTTTCAGGGTCAGAGAAATTCTTCATTATTGCTGTTCTATCCGCGATATATTTTCTATCAAGCTGCAACTGGTCTGATAGGCGTTGCTTATACTCTTTGAAGAGTTTTTGGGCAGTATCTATCGTATCTTGCTTGATTTTCTGATTGAGCTTTTGTGTCTGATTGAGATATTCTTTTTCGACATCACTTCCAGAGAACTTTTTCCTTATGACTTCGGCGGTATTCTCCAAATCAGAGTTGTATTGCTGAATAACCTTATCGCCCCATTTTGTGAAATCTTTACCATAATGAGTTTCGTAATCTTTGATGATATACTTATTAAACTCGTTATTTATGTCTTCCTGTACTTCATCAAACGACTTCGTAAGGTCTCCAAACATAGACTTAATAAGCTCATCAGACATACCTTCATCTTTCAGTTTTTTATACAAGTCCATCTGAGAGAATGCATCATTGATATTTCGAGATATATCATCCTTTAATTTGTTGTATTCCTTCTCAGAAACTTTCAAATCAATGTCTGCCGAAATGCGGAATGCGTTACCTCGCTTTGTCAATTCCTTGTACTGAGAGCCAATCTCACGAATGCGTTTTGCCACAGATGCATCGTCTGGCAGAATATCAGAAGCTTTCCATCCTACATTTTGCGCTGCCTCTTTAAAATACTTACGAGTAGCAGATAATGCGGTTTCTTTTGATTCCGTCTTAATCAACTCGTTGTATTTAGAGTTCATATCCTTTAACAGAGAAATGCGCTCTTGCAAGATGTCTCTTTGTGCCTTATCTTGTTTGATTCTATTTTTTTTAGCATCAACTTCGAAAGGGTTAACACCCAAAGCTAACGCTTGCTGAGTCGCGGCTTTCTTCAATTCCCTAACCTTGGCTCTCACCTTGGCTACAGAAATTACCATTTGGTTTGCTCCAATTTCACCAGCCTTGAATATCTTTCGGATAGTATCATCAACTGTTATTGTAGGCGAGTTTTTGCCAACAGCAGCGAGTCTCTTTTCAACTTCTTTCCAAGATTTTGCAGCCTTTGCTGCTTGGTCTCCTTTTCCAAGAAAACCTTCAAAAGCCTTATCGTCATCAATTTCCTTGACAACGAGGCTAATGCCATACTTTTTCTTTGCAAAGAAATCATTGATATAATCATCAACCCAAGATACTTGCTTCTCCATATTGGCTCTATCAATATACACATTGATGCCAAAGTGTCTATAAGCAAGGTCTCTCTCGTATTGACTCCAATCGCGCTCGGCTGCAATTCTGTCAATTACGCCCTGTATCTTTATAGGGTTATTGCTATATTTTTTTCTAAGGTCTCCAAATACTGCATCAAATTCGCTGTTCAATTCTTGCGCCTTATCTTGCACGCTGTTCATTGCACGGATAAGGTCATTGAAATCTGCTTGCGAAGTACCAATGAAAGATGGCATTTTATAGTCACTGCCGCCTTGTGCTATGTTGATTTTCTTTATCAACTCATACATACGTGTCATATAGTCAATGTTGGATTCGTTATCCTTTTGACCTGCACGTATCTCATCAAAGTATTTCTTTGTAGTCGAAGTGGCTTGTCTGTAGTTCGCGTTAATGTTTGCTACAACTCTCTCCATTTGTGAAGACTTTGCGAGAGCATCAATCACGGCATCCTTGTAATCGTCCGCATCATCATCAAGTCCATCAGTAAACCAAGTGTTTTTTGCATCATTCTTGGCGTAATTTCTTCTGATAACCTCAATGCTATCAATGAAATCTTTATACTCTTTTTCAACCTTACTGAAAGTAGCGTTAAGTTGGTTTGCATCGAGACTATCTACATTGATTTTAAAAGTCAGTCCGTCTTTTGATGCGGCATCAATAAGCTTTTGTAACGTTGTACGTCTATCTTCGACATTCTTTTCTAAATCCTTTCCTTCTAATTTGCCATTTGCATTTGTGGCTGCATTTGCTAGGTCGTTGTACGTTCCAGCCAAAGCACCTATTGCACCCTTTGCCTTTATGGTTTCTTCTTCGGCTTTACGTACATTTTCGTTGTACTTGGAAATCTTATCATAAACAGTAGTTATTACTTCTGCTACAGCGTAAATTGCAAGACCTACGCCTATACCTGATAATGAACTTTTAACGAGACCGCCAAAATCTTTGAGAGCTTTTTTCATTCCATTCAAGGAGTTTACGAAAAGAGCCTTGTATCTCACGATACCTGTACCAGATGCTTGCGAAAAAGCTTGTCCGAGACTAGTCTTTGCAAACATAGAGTTAGCCTTTAGAGTAATAAGAATAGGTATAAGAGCTTTTCCTATCTCTGCAAGAGCCTTCCAATTATTAAGCATAGAAGTACTCCAGCTTACCATTCCCTTCATTGTGCCCTCGTTAGCCTTGCCAATATCATTAAGCATCACATCGAAAGCATCCTTCAAGTTGGAAATCTTACCTTGGAGAGTTTCAGCCTGAATCTCTTGCATATTATAGAATGTTCCACCCTTATCGGTCATACGTTGGAATATTGCCTCAACATCCTCAAATGTAACCTTACGATTGGAAATCATATCAACAATCTGTGCGGTCGTGTACGCTTCTCCCTTAACTTCCTTAAAGTATTGTTGCAACTCACCATACATATTGATACCAGCCTCAGTAAACTGACGAACCTCAGAACCGCGAAGGTATGCAGCAGCCTTGACTTGTCCGTATGCAAGGATAAGTCTTCCCATATCAACGCCAAGACCTGCTGAAACATCGGCAAGTCGCTTGGTTGTATCATAAAGTTTATCAGACTCAATTCGGTAAGCGGAAAGTTGCCGTGTGTAATCCACCAAGTCCTTGATACGGAAAGGTGATTTAACGGCAAGTTCTACTGTTTTGTTGAAAATCTCGTCTGCCTTTGGCTTGTTCTGCAAGATAGCTTCGAGTGAACGCTCTGAAAGTTCAAACTGACCTCTGACTGATGCAATCTGCTCGACAAAATTCTTGACAGAACCCACTGAGAATGCAAATGCCATACGCTGTGCCCAACGTGACATATATCCAGCCATATATGATGTTTGTTCGGTCAACGCGCGAGAATTAACACCAGCCTCTTTCAAGTTTTTGTTATGTTGCTCAATTGCAGCATTGAGAATATCCAATTTTCGCTTATAATCAGCATCGGTTTGAGACAACTTCATACGAGCCTCTTTCAGATATTCTATAGCGCGTACTTGGCGGTTGAGCGTATTTGCAGTAGCAGAGAAATCGAGCGCACCTTGATAGGTGGTATTTGTCTTATTGTTTCTTGTCTGATAGTCTTTTGCCCTATCAGCGTATGCTTTTCTCTGTTTGTTGTTGTATGATTGCTCCGCACTCACCATCTTATCGAGAGCCTTCTGAAAAGCAACAGCACGTTCATTATACATCTGCTGCTGGTATCTCAACTCATCCTGTAATGCCTTCTTTCGCTTAATAAGTGCATCTTGGTCTGCCTTGGTGAGATTTTGTGTTGTATCTCGCAACATACTTTCAATAGAACCAATTTCTTGCTTTAACTCAGCAATATTCATACCGCTAGCACCCTTTGCAGATTCCTGTAATCTCTGAAATGCAAGTGCCGCTTGCATAATACCACTAGTGCCAGAACCATTCATCTTAGATAGCTGTGCTACCATATTTTGAATGTTCTGTGCAGCTGACGTAATGTTATTGTTCATGTTACCTGCACTCGCACCTACGTTTGAGATACCACTGCTTGCATTTGAAGCAGATGCGTTGATTGTTGCGAGTTTTGCTATAACTTGGTCTAAAGAATTAAGGAACGGCTTAGTACCAACAGACATATCCTTGAAAGATTGTGTTACACTAGACGCGGTATTTTTAGCCGTATCTTGTAACTTCTGCAACTTATCATCAGCCTCTTTGATTTTCTTCAATGCAGACTCTGGTATAATAAGAGCACTGCCTAATGCTGAATCTGCCATAATTCAAAAGTTTAAGAGTTTATAAAATAGGTATTCCAAGGTCATTGAGATTTCGTAAATCCTCTGCACCATTGATTACCTTTGCATTCTTTAATTTGTCGTTCTTCTGATTTTTGTCTTTATCTGACGATATATACTCTATATGAGTAAAATCCATAGACGCAAGGCGAATCTGCGGAACGGTCATTCTCCACTTATATTCTTCTTGCGAGCACCATGTGTTGGCACGTAAGAAATCTATCATTTGTCCGTATTCTGTTCGTGATGGGATAATTCGGTTGCTTGCTTCTTCCTCATCAGAGCTTGACTGCGGACGGTCTGAATCACATTGGTACTCGCGAAGAAAAAATCCACATCTAGCAAATTGAGAATCTCAACGAGTAATGTTGCCCAATCCTTGATGTCATAGTCTCCCCAAAGTAACTGGTCGTAAACTTGTTGGTATTCCTCAGAATCAATGCGTTTTTTGTCATTGAGCAAGGATAATGTGATTACTCTTGCCACCGATGGAATGTTGATGGCAAACTCCTTGATAACATCACCCATTGATAAGTTTTCGCCCTTGACTATCTTGCAAGCCTCCTCTGCAATCATCCATTGAGTGCCTGGCTTTAATGCTCTTATCTCCCACTCTGTACCTTGCAGTTTTACAATTGTAGGAGAATCATTCATAATTTGCGCTAGACGTTCCATTGCAGCATCAGACAAAGGAGAACTAGGTAACACCTTATTCTCGTCTTCTACAGATTGTTTCTTAGCCTTATTCGGGTCTTTTTGTGCTCTATATACTTTTCCCATATATATGAATTACTTTCTAATCACACTTACTGTTCCATTATACTTCTTGGATAGGTTTTGCAGCTTTTGAAACGACATAGAAATGACTCTGTAAGATTGTTTCAGATTACCACCGCCATCTTCCAATATTTTAGCGTATGGCATGGTAGCAACAACTGCCAAATCAATTACTCCACTAGGGGAATAATCGTTTTTGAGATATTCGTTTATCGCCTCACGACCTTTAATTTCTTCTCCATACCAATTCTTGCCTTTGGATGCTTTTGGTGAGGATGATAAGTAACCTATCTTTTCAAGCTTGCCTTCGACATAAATGCCATATCCGTAAGAATCATAGAGGTTGTATGTTCGATGTGTGTACGTAATCTCTTGAATACATTCTCTTAACACATTCTTTGCATCCTTGTCTAATTCCTTCGTAATAAGCTTTAATGCTTTTTTGTATAATGTTTCAGCCATAAATGATAAAACTTAAAAAGGAGCGGACAGCATTAAAGCCGCCGCCCCTTGTATATAGTCGAGAATTGTTGAAGAATCTACACTATGCACCAGCAACTGGCAATGTGTATGCAGGGTCAATGTAGAATGGTGTCTTGCGAGTTACACCGCCATCTTTAACCTCAACCAACTGACCTGTGCCAGCCAACGCAACCTTTGCCAAGTTAGAGTTCAGAGACTCAATGGTTGTCTTGGAATTGAGCTGCAACTTAGGCAGAATCAATGCTGTGTGTGTAGTACCGTCTGCGTTGTCAAAAACTACTGCGACCTCTGCATACATCAGCTTGTAACCAGATGGAGCGTAAATCTTACCATCAGTACCCTTTGTAAAGCCGCACAATGCAGTCAATACAGGAGCTTGAGTATCTGCAACCTCAGCAGCAAACTGATACTTACCAGTTGTCACGATAGACATGATAGGAGTATCAGAAGTCTCGCGCTCAATATCGGTAGTATCGTTATCGTCCTGAGAGATAGATGTGGTGTCGCGAACAACATCGTCCAAATCGTAATAATCGTCACCAGCTGCATTACCATTGAACGGACGAACAATAATGTGTGAAGGCTTAGAGAGCTTGATTGCACCTGCGCCTGTACTTGTAACTTTCGTTGCCATATTGTTATGAGTTTAAATTGTTATCCTAAATAAATGAAATAATTAACGTACAATAACCGAAACAGAAATAATCAGAAAATGGAACTGACGGTTTGAATCATATCCGCTATCTCTGTATAATACACTAATTGTATAGTTTGCGTCTCTTGATTCATCAATGATTTTGTCAAGAATGCCTTCCATCTTGTCAAGTAACTTTACATTCTTTCTAAGTGGAGTACCTTTTGGTCTTGCATAGAGATAAATGTTAGCATAGCCAGAAGAATAACCGCCATAATCTCTTTGCTGACCTACGTCCACATTGACAAAATCATCCCAGTTCTTACTAGTTGTAGGTGGTAATTCTCCAACAAATATGTTGTCTGAGATTTTTCCCTTAGTAAGAAGCATCGAAAAGAAATTCTCAATTCGAGACAATCTGCGATTAATCCTCTGTGCCATACCTTGTTATCCTAAATACATTTTACCTTATGATGAAAAAACTAAATATCAGTACCCTTGATGTAAGCTACACATCCGTGCATTTGTGTCGGATAAACGCCAATAACCATTCCGTCAACGTCCATTCCGTACATTTTTCCACGGAAACGAATGCCAGCATTCAAACCTTCAGGAATATATTCTTCATCTTTTCCGTCTTCTCCTTCTTTCGTTGGCATCGGAAAATAGATTGTATATCCTAGCGTAACAACACCCGAATTAAAGAGTTTGTTGGTTTCCTGAATATCGCAATCAGTTTCAAAAATGATAGTTTCTACATTTTCTGTTTCTGACTCATCTGCACTAGTATCAGTATCGCCTAACATATCCCCATCGTCTCCGATAAGGTCACCATCTTCTTTCGGCTTTTGTTCCGAGCGGTAGAACACACCATGATAGGCATATTCATCCAAAGCATTTCTGTCAGTGTACATAGCTTACCAATCTGTTTCTTCAATCCATTTAACCTCTCCATCGGTTTCATTGAGAGCATCAAGTTTATCATCCTCTCCATACTTCTTGTAAAGTCTTTTGAGTTCTGATTTGATACTCAGCAATGCAGCCGATGTAATGGTCTGAGCACCTACTGTAAGAGTATATGCGCCATGTTGATTTGTGGTCGATGCTGTCTGATAGACACCGAATACAATCTTTTCCAAGAGTGCAATCTTACATCTGTCTTTCTGTTCTTCTGTCAAGTCCAAATAAGACTCAACATCAGAAACGCCGCAATCCAAAGCGACATTGTTTAATGCCGATTTGTCAAAGACAAAGTTAGTCATGCCGCTCAGATAGTCCAATATGTCAAACTTCGATGCTGCCATTGAGAGATAAATGAATTAAATGTTATCGTATATTGTGAGTGAACCACCATTAATTACCTGCTGTTGAGGTATCAATGATTACGTGGTTCATAAAGTCGAGAAGTGCAGGGCAAGCCGACATCATGACCTTAGTCTGCCACTCGCGGAACTGACCGTTATCCATTGCGTAGTTTCCTACGGTTACGAGTCCGTCAGCGATTGAAGCCCAAGAAACATCAATATTCTTTGCGCCATACTTCTGTTGAAGTGTCTGGTCGTAGATAGGAGTCCACTTGAACCCAACGCTATCACCAGTAGGGCAAAGTACAACAATCTTATCATCCCAACCTTGCACGAATGTGTCAGTTGTAACAGTCTTGTTGCGCTCCTTCTCAACGACAATCTCGATAGGAGAAAGACCTGTCATGTCGGAAAGTGATTTCTTGAAGTCCTCGTCCAAAATCTGCATGTTAGCAGTATATGCGCGGTCGTGAGCCTTGCACCAGTTGATATACCACTCCTTAACCTCCTTGTTCTGCAAGAATACATCACGGTACATCTTGCGAGTCATCTTCCATACGAGAGAAATCTCAGTACCGCCACGCTCATCGCGATAATCGTCTTCAATCTTTCTCATCTGTGAGATAAGGTTGCAGTCTGGGTCAGTCCAAGCCTTTGCGCCAGCCTTCTTGCGGTTCTCTGTTGGGAATGGCTCAACCTTCTGCAAGAACTGCTGCAAACCTTCACCCTTGCCCTTCCAACTCATCTTTGCAGTTGTCATAATCTGTGCTGTCAGGTTAGAGAGTGTTGCCTCTGCTGAGTTCTTACCTACCTGAACAACATCGCGCACCCAAGCAGCCATAAGGTCTGCATCGTTGCCGAACTGTTCAAAAAGTTTCTCTTTGTACTCGCGTTGTCTTGCGTTTTCAGACCACTTGTAACCGATGAAGTCTGGAATTGTACCTGTGTACATCTCCAAACCCTCGTTATCCATTTCTGGAGCATCACCAAGTGGAGCGCGAAGGTGCATCAAAGGAGCTGCCTCTGCCTTGCGAGACTTGATGCTGAATGAAGCCACGCCATCGTAGTCTGTAGGTGTAGGCATAGAAGCTCTACGACCTTGTGTGAGATACCAGCCATAGTTAGTATAGAGCAACCCCTTGGTGTTCAAGAAGGTTCTCAGAAAGTTGATGTTATCCTTAGAAGAGAACAACTTGGCGTATCTCGAATTGTTAAAATCAAATTGTTGCATATCCTGAATACTTAAATTAATGATATGTTATCCTATTGTTATCCTATTGAAGTAGAGCGGTTAGAATCCGAACCATCCGTTCTCTGTTCTTGTGTTCATCGCAAGTACGGCTGGTGGAAGCTTGTTGCACTTTGCCAAGTTCAAGATTACTCTTGAATCCTTAATCAATGCTGGAGTATAAGAGTACTGAGCACCCTCACCTTCCTCAACATTGGTTGATAAGTTAGGGTCATAGAAGAAGTCGTTGTCGCGGTCGAAGTAAGTGTTAGGATTTGTAACCATAGGAGCTACGGTTGCACCTGCCTTTTCTGCCTCTACGAGAATATCGCCAACCTTCAATGCAACTGCAAGAGTCGCTGAAAGAGTGAGCTTCCAAACATCCTTGCCACCTTCGGTTGTTTTCTCTACAGCTGTAATGGTAACACCCAAAGACTTCTTTGTAAAGTCTGACTGTGCCACCATGATATTATCACCTGCAAAAGGAATGTGATGATAGCCATCATTGACAACCAAAATGTCGGTATCAGTGTTTGTAGCCGCCTTTGCCAACTCGTAATACTTCAAAATCTTGACGGTCTGACCGCCATTCTTGCCGTAAGTGTCTGGGTCATACTCGCAAAAATCACCTGCGTAAGCCTTAGCGCGACCCTTGAACGGATTTGTGATAACACCACCAAAAGGAGGGTAAACGAATGCGTCCTTGTTGCCGCTTACGAGGTTAATGAAAACGCTTCTATGACCGCCAATCTTACCATGTGCTTGGATGAGTGTACGACCGCCAAAGTGACCGCCATATCCATGCTTCAAATAGAAATCATCTGCTGCTGCCATAATTTGTAAATTTGTTTAATAGTGAATGAATAATGTTATTCGCCTGCGTCAGGGTTCACGATACCCACAACATCAGAGAAATCGTCAGCCTTGTCATTGTCACCACCGCCAGCACTACCTGGAGTGTTGTTGTTTGGCTTTGAATGAGAGAGATTGTAAAACTCTTCCGCATCCGTAAATTCCTGCTCGATGTCCGAGTCCTTAGTGAGGTTCAACTTGTTCATGTATTTTTCAATCCACTTACTATCGTTGATACCTTTCTCCTTGAACTTTGCGAGAAGTTCACTACGTTTCTGTGATACAAGCTTAGATGCTTCGTATTCTGCATCCTTCTTCTCTAGAGCTTCCAAGCGTTCCAAAAGCTTCTTTTCTACAGCCGAAGGCTCTTTGTCATCGTCCTTTGGATTTGGCTTAATGTCGGGATGCTCATCGTTCCATTTCTTGATGAAGTCGGCATTGTCCTTCTCGTAGTTGCCGTTAAGGGAAACATACTGCGGCAAAATCTTCTTCACCAAATCATCTAACTCTGTATCTTCACCAACTAAGAGGTCAAAGTGGGAATCACTCAAACTCTTGATTGTCTTTTCACTGATGGAAAGGTGTTTTCCGTTTGCAGTGAGTTTTGCTTTTAGGGTGTCTAAAAGTTGTTGTTTTGTAAACTTCATATTACTAATTTTTAAAATTCTGCTGCAAAGATAATTAAATAATGTGGTGATTTTTAGATTTTTAGAAACTCTATTTGTTACGTAACCAATATAGAATTATTTTCACACTATTATATATTATAAATTAGGTATCTTTGCAGCATGAACACGAATAAAGATATAGAAATCAGACCACAAGAGGGCTTTCAAATGTCCTTTGCAAGTAGCAACGTTGACGTTGTTTTTGGTGGCGGAAATCTCGGAGGAGGCAAATCGTATGGTCTTGTACTTGCGATGGCAGAGCCGTTAATGACCGACCCAGATTTTCGTGCAATGATTTCACGCCGTTCACTTGGTAATCAAAAAGCAGGTGGAGGATTCGTAGAGAAGTTTAAACAGATATTCGGAGCTGATTATGTGAAAATCAGAGAGAGCGAGAATCCGCGCGTTACATTTCCGAATGGAACGTTTGTCGATTTGACGTATCTTGACGATTCCAATATGGATAAGTTGAGAGAACGCGCGAAAGGATGGGAGTACGATTTGATTGCGATTGACGAGTTGACGGAGATGACTTGGGAAGTTTTCTCATACGTCATGACTCGAAACAGAGGTCAGAGCAAGACGTTTACAGGTAAGTTCTTTGCAACACTTAACCCGAAGCGTAGCCACTGGACAAGAATATTCCTTGATTGGTATATTGGTTCAGATGGTTTTATTATCCCAGAGCGTGATGGTGTAGTCAGATACTTCTATTGTGCAGGACCGACTGTTAAGGATGTTGTTTGGGGAATGTCTAAGCGAGAAGTCTATGAAAAATGTAAGATAGATATAGACAGAAAGCTTAAAACCATTGGCGGCAACTTTGGATATGAAGTAATGATTAAGAGTTTTGTTTTCTATCAAGGTAAACTTGGTTCAAACAAGAAGATGCTTGAAAACAACTCTGGCTATTTAGGTTCTGTAGCGGCATCTGGCGGTAGAATGGCACAAGCTCTTATGGAGGGTAACTTCAATGTTGACCCAGAAGAGGAAGAAGATATACCGATTCCTAGCCAAGCGGCACGAGATTGCTTCGTAAAAGACCCTGCCGTAAATGGTGACAAGTGGATAACAATCGACTTGGCAGATTTCGGAAAGGATAATACTCTGATGTTGTCGTGGAATGGATTCCATATTGTCAATTACGAAATCGTTATGCATTCAACACCGCGAATTAATGCGGAAAGAGCTAGATTATTCGCGGCAAGTGAGGGAGTTGCAGAGAGCCATATTATCTATGATGCCACGGCAGGTAGGTATTTCAACGACTATATACCAGATGCTATCCCTTATATATCAGCAGCAAAGGCAATTGGAATTTATTATTTGTCTGCTATGACAATAAAAGACCTATGTTACTTGCGGCTGAGCTACATGATTAAGCGAGGGCAGCTTACTTTCTCTGATAAGGTTGCAAATGCGGTTTATACGCATCAAAACCTCAAATACAGAGTTTCCATACAGAATGAGTTCATGGAAGAATGCGCGGTAGTTCGCTTTGATAAGATGCAGAGTGGAAAGAAGAAGTTGCAGAGCAAGAAGGAAATGAACAGAAATCTTGGAAAAGACCGTTCTATGGACTTGCTTGACCCTTGCGCAATGAGAATGTACCCATGTTTGAATATGGAGTATGGTAGCGAGCTACAGGAGGGATTCAGACTTGCAGAGAAAGAAGTTGAAGACAAAAATCCTAATGCTCAGAGCATTTATGATGATACGTTGTACTATTAATTTTAAGAATATATGCTGAAAAAAGAAAATATAAAAATGATTCTTGAATCCGTGCGGATTGACTGGGATAAATGCGATGAAAAAGACATTGCATTTGCTATCCTCTGTGACGCATTGGAAGATAAGACTTTAGCATATCGTCTTGCTTATCGTAAGAGCGAAAAGGATGCAGCGAAATTCTATGAAACTCCACGGTTCAAGAAACTGCTGGACGTTCTAGAACCTTTCGGTATCGGCAATGTGAATAACAACGCTATTACTAAGGAAGAGAACAAAAATGAGCTTCTTAAAATGCTTGATAAGATAGACCAAGCTCTTACTGATGGAAATCTTGAACCGAAAGATGCATTGAAGATGCAGACTGATATACGTGTAAAGCTGAATGACAAATTCGAAATGGAAGAGTCACAGAAGCAGAAGCGAATCATCGTAGTACCAAGCAAACACGATATTGTTTGTCCTAATACAAACAGAGAATGTAACTACTGGGCTTCAAAAAAAGCTTGTTGCAGACATTATGGATTGATTGACCCACAAGAGAACAACGATTCACAAAATAGCAACGATGTTGAACCATCATTAAACGACAATAACGATGAGTAGAAAGAGACAAGATATAATTAATGATTTTTTGGAGAATCCACAAAAGCTGCTTCTGAAAAAGCCGTTTTTGAGGGGTTCGCGCTCTATTACCATCAATGATTCTTCTGATGGTTCAGATATTAAGACAAACTTCCGTAAAGAGGCACAGCTTCCGAATATCAGCAAGATAGTTGTTAGCCAAGAGCGTTTTGCGAAGGAATTAGACCCTTATTCTCACAGGGTATTGTTTGATACAAACTTACCTTCTATATGCTGCAAGCTTGATGATGGCAGTTATTGCGAGATTGAGTTTAAGAAGTTTGGCATTCCTATGCAACGGCGTATTGTTGATAAGAAGTCTCTATGTTTAGGTGGTAACAAGCGCAACCACATACTGCATGACAGCAATCCGACTGATAAACTCAAAAAGAATTTTGCAGATTTCAAGTGGCACTGGGACGAAACGAATCAGGATGGTATCGAAATGCAAGCTATACGCATTCAACAGAGCTATGGAGACGTAGGATTGCTCGTTTACATGAATGAGGATAACGAAGTGAAATGCAGATTGTTCTCGTATGAAGATGGCTATCAGATTATCACACACAAAGACGATAATGGAGAACCGCTTCTTGATTGCGTGTATTATCGTACTGAGGATAATGTAAGACACATTGATGCATACGACAAGACATATCATTATCATTTCACAGATGTATTTGTACAAGACGTTGATACAAACGAAGTACTGAAAGGATGGTGTTTGGAAAGCAAGGAAGAACACGGATTCTCGGAGAGTCCACTTGTTACAAAGCGTGGTGATGTTGCTTGGAATAACGGTCAAGACCTTATCGAGCTATTCGAGATTATCTATAATCTGTTTGCGGTCATTCAGAAACGTCACGGATGGGGAATCCTTTATATCAAGGGTAAGCTCAATGAAACCGCAAAGAAGATTGCTGGTTCTATCATCTTGAATGATACAAGCATTGAAGGAAATGGTAGTGCTGAGTTCAAGACTCCACCTTCTCCACAAAACATGATTGAGTTCATGCAATCAATCCTCGACCAATTGCAGATTGCTACAGGATGTACATTTATCTTGCCGAAAGATATTAAGTCTAGTGGCGATATAAGCGGTTTGGCAATTCAAATGACACGTTCTTTGGATATTGAGGAGGCTAACAATGCAGCTATTGAGTGGCAGAATTTCGTTAGCAAACATTCAAGACTGTTCAAGGAGGGATTGGCAAAGCAGTTGGTTGCAAGCGGTGAGAATCCTACTGCAATTACTGAGTTTAAGCAGATGAGAATCAGTACATCATTTAAGCCATGGCAGCCATTCGATGAAAGTGCATGGAATCAGATGCTTTGTACATTGAGCGGTGCAGGTTTGATTTCTACTAAGACTGGTGTTGAAAAGAATACTGTTTCTACACCTGACGAGGAAGTAAGATTGCAGACTCAGCAAGAAGAGGCAGATGAACGTGCCGAAAAACAAGCTGAGATTACCGCAAGGACAAAGAATACAAACAATAATAAAGAATAAACATGAAGGCAGAATCATTATACATACAGAAGTTGACTTACGATGAGAACACTGGTAATGAAATTATCGGTTTGTTCCCATCGGAAGCTAACCCTGCTATTGTATCATCATATACCTACGATGCAAAGCGTATGGGTGGTGCTCCTACCCTTACTGCTACAATATATTCATCTGAGCCTTTGCAATGGAAGAAGGAAGAGTTCGTGGAGTACAATGGCGATAGATTCTTTGCGTCCTATACACCAAACTCTACAAAGGATAATTCGTCTAGAATGTGGAAGAACGAAATCACTTTCACATCTAGAAGAGAATTGCTTGATAACACTCTGTTCTTTGATGTTGTCGTTGATGATGTTGATACACAGAATAAAGACAGATACCGCTCGAATCAGACAAAGTTTACGTTTGGTGGAACTATCCATGAGTTTGTGGCTCGCATTAATAGCTCAATGGCATATTGCGGATTGTATCGTCCTACAGATGAATACAAGGGATATTACGTTGTTGTGGATGAAGGATATGGAACAGACGAAGTTAAGGAAGTATCATTTGAAGACCAATATTTAACTGATGTTTTACAACTTATCAATACGACTTTTGAGCTTGATTACTACTGGGATGGCAGCGTTTGTCATGTCGGCAAGGTACAGCACGACTTAACCGATACACCTATAAAATATGGTAGTAGTGATGCCCTTATATCCGTATCAAAGGAGAATGCGAACTATAAGATAGTTGACATGATAACAGGTTACGGTTCATCTGATAACCTGCCATATTACTATCCTAATGATGATGAGTTTGGAGAAGCAGTATTCAATACGGAGAATTTTAGCAAATCTCTTGTTTCGTCAATATCACTTGGTGATGTTTGGAAATGGAATAGTGATGTTTACAACAACACACTGATATTTAGTAAGAATAGCAAGGATTATTATACTGCAAATGTATTTGGAACATCAAGCTATCTTATAACAAACTTCGGCGGTAAAGATTACAAAGGAAAAGGAGAAGAATCTAAAAATGTTATCCCTACTTGCTCTATGGGAGAAGAATACACAGAGCATAATTCTTCTGCTGTTTCTAGGCTCATAGGAAGTACTACTATATGGACGTTGTTTGAATTTACCAGTTCTGCAAAAGAAGATACTGTTAAAATGGACGGATTGTCTTTTGTAGCAAAGGAAGCTGATAGTGCTCTTAAATTCGGTTTAGAATTTAACTACGAATATGCCTACTATGTTGGAGAAAATACCAATATAGATACTGCTTACAAGAGTATTCAGAGTGTCCGTGGGGGAGGTTCAATGTCAGGAGAAGGCGGTAGCTCTTTTGGTAATAGTGATTCTGATGTAAGTAATGGATGGGCTTTTGGAGATAATATAGATGGGCTATCTAACTACACAAAGAGTAGCAAAAAAGAACATACATTTGAGCGTAATTCTACAAGTACTATTGTAATAGCCTGCAAGATAACTGCAACAAATATCAAAAAAGCAAGTGGAACTCGCAGAATGAATACTGTATCTACGAGTATTTCAGGTAGTATAGAATTAACGCGCAAGCCGAGCAGTGTTTATTACTTTGAAACATCAGATGGGCATACTCAACCATACGATGAAAGCGGAATCAAGATTAATGGTATAGGTGATATTCCACATAAAGATTTGACGTTTTCGTTTGATGGTACATATTGGAACGCAACAGAAGGTGGAGAAAATAATGCCGCAAAAATAACGATTACAGACCGCGTATGGCTTGCACCATCATCGGTACTTATGCCTTCTATATATCGTAACACGAAAGGTGCAGAGCGTTTCTATTATGCTTTGAATAACACCCACAAGTTGCCAAGCGGTAGTGGATATTACGAGTTTGTAAACTTGTACAAGAAAGGAAATCCTCATCAAGGAACTGTTACTTTTGGTGATATAAAGCCAACTATAAAAGGAATTGTAAATGCAGAAGGACAGCTATTCGGAGAGATTGCAGATATTGCTTTTGATAGTGCTGATAGTGATGTAAAGGATAGTGACGGAAAATATATTCATAGCTATTTCTATATAAAGTTGCATAAGTTTAATGGTGATTTTGGCTTTGACTTGTTTGCTCATGCTTTGGCTAGTGAACCTGCAAAGATAAACCTCATCAAGAGTAACGGATGCCCTGCATGCTCATTTGTGATTTACAATCAACCGAGTGCTGACAATTCGAAGTGCTACAACTGTGTAAGTGTCGATGAAAATGGAAACTTAAAACCAGTTCGCACAGATAAGAATGACTACATCTTTGCTAACGCTAGCGATGCTTACGAAGATAAGCTAAACCAAGATTCAACTCAGAAAGAGTTATGGATTGCGGTTCAGAAGGACACATCAACTCTAGGTATCATAATGCCAAACGCGAGTGCTGGATTTAAACCGCAAAAGGGAGATTTGTTTGTTATCACAGGCATCAAACCTCCAAAGGTTCTTGTAACGGCAGCAGAGAAACGACTCGATGATGCTCTTATCAAGCACATGAGCGAAAACAATACAGACCAGTTCAACTACCCTGTTAAGTTTTCTCGAATATTCTTGCAAGAAAATCCTGACTTTGCAAGTAAGCTAAACGAGAATGCAAAGCTGTCAATACAAATACAGGGCGATTCGGATAGCGATGGAAATCTTATTAGTCACGAAGTTTTCGTCAGCAACTACTCTGTAAAGGTTGATAACGATGAGCTGGCAGAAGTTGAGATTGAGTTTGTTAATTCGTTGGAAGTTACAAAGAGTGATACGAAGCAGATTATTGATGCAGTAAAAGGAGAAACTGTTAAATCTCTATCTAGCATGGTTGGTGGTAGTAATATCAATAGCTTTAATGCTAGTATAACCGATAAAATGTATCTCTCTAAACTGAAAGATGACACCGCAAAAGGAACTATCACTTGGGAAAAGGTGCAGAAGTTCTTGCAAGGATTGCTTGTCGGTGGAGGCTCGTGGACTCCCGATACAGAAGGTCGTTCGCACCTTATCACAGATTACTTGGAGGTAAGAATGAAGGCTATCTTCGAGGAGCTGGTCATCAATAAAACATCCACCATTGGCGGTAAGGAGATAATCTCTCCTGCTGGCGGTGTGGTGGCTCATAAGGTAGAAGAGGTTACTGTGACATATAATAATGTGTCACAGAAGGCTTATCGTTGCTATTTCTTAGCAGAGCAGGATGGTGATGAGGTAGATAACGACTTCGCGGTTAACGACCAAGTGCGCTCGGAATCATTCAACGTTCGCAAGGGCAATTATCACAAGGCTGGCAATCACTTCTATTGGCGATTGGTAATCGGTCGTGATGAAGACCCTGTAGAGCTGGAAGGAAAGAAATATCATTATATCGACCTCTCTGATACCGATTGCGCTACGGCAAGCGACGTACCTGCTAAAGGTGATGTGCTCAACCAGTGCGGTAACAGAACCGATATAGAACGTCAGAACTGCCTTATCTTCTCGGCGGTAGATACCTATTCACCATCCATCAGCCTCTATCACGGCATCAACAGCTATTCCTTTGCCAATAGGGAGTACGTGGAATATGGTGTGAATAAGCAGAATAACAAGGCTTTCTTCAACGTCTATGGTGATATGTATGTAGGCGATAGACCTACAAAGGAGAATGGCTATGAGGGCAGCTCTTATATCAGATATGATAGCAGCACTAAGCAAATGTCTGTTAAGGCTAAGATTTCCGCTAAATCCACTGTGGATGGCAAGGAATTGTCTCAGTATTTCAAGAAGATTGGCGAATTGCAGAATCAGGTGGATGGTGCTATCGAAACGTGGTTCTATGAGGGTGTACCTACCTTGGAGAATGCCCCAGCCATCAGTTGGAAGACCGATAAGGATAAAGAAATCCATCTTGGCGACCTTTACTACGACAACAAGACGGGCAAGGCATACCGCTTTGCCAAGGATAGCAACACCTATAAGTGGACTATCATTACAGATACCGACATCGCCAAAGCCCTTTCCGATGCAAGAATGGCACAGGAGACCGCAAACGGGAAAATGAAGGTGTTCAGCGTTCAGCCTACGACACCTTATCAGGTTGGCGATATATGGGTTAATGCCACTTATCCTTCTGACGGCAGTACCTACAAGAATGAGGTATTGCGCTGTCAGACCAACAAAGCGGCAGGTTCTCAGTTCGCCATCGGTGATTGGATTAAAGCATCTAAATACACCGATGATACCGTTGCCAACGCAGCCAAAAAGGCAGCAGAAGATGCTCAGAAGGCGGCACAGACCGCACAGACGGACATTAAGAACCTCGGAAAGACGGTCACTGATAATAAGAAGGAATTCGATAATTATGTTACCGATGGCTACCTAGAGCCTTCCGAGATTGCAGCAATGGCGCAGGATTCTAAGCGACTTGAAGATGATTTTGCGGCTGCACAGAAGTCGTATAATGAGGTGAAGGATGCAGAGGTACTGAAGGACACCAAGGAACTCACTGACCTCAACACCGCTTTTGCTACCCTCACGAGTGCCAAAACGGAACTCATCAAGTTTCTTTCAGATATATCTAAAAGATACAATGAGACTGATACCGACGGCAAGGCTGCTATCGTCTCAGCCGTGGGAACGAAGTTTACCAACTTTCAGTCTGCATACAGCGCATTCTATGACAAACTTGGCTTGGCAAACGCCTATATCACTAGCAAGATATATGGTGACTTGAAGCAGAATATCACAGACCTCGCAGGTTACAAGTATCTCAAGGATGCGCTCGGTCAGACTACAGATATTGACGGTGGTCTTGTAATGACAACGCTCCTTGCGCTGAGAGACGGAGACGGAAACGTTCAGAGCGGTATCAACGGAGCAATAGACCCGAATAGAGGAAAGAAGAGTATCGCAACATGGTGGGGCGGTCAGATGGTGGATAAGGACTATAATAGCGGAAATCTTACCCCTGCAACCTCCCTCATCCGCTTCGATGGCTCTGGTTATCTTGCCAATGGTGCTATCTGGTGGGACGTGAGCGGAAAGGTTCACGCAGACCCTACATCGTTTATCATCAGCGAAAAGAATCTTGGCGCATACCTCATCTTCTTCGAGCCGACCTGGAAGGAGGGAAGTGCAGGAACGAGCGTTGCCGACCTTGTGTCTTTGAAGCCAAACGCACCATTCTCTAAACTTGGTGTATCGGGCGATGCTACATTCGAAGGCGCAATCTCCTTCCATGGCATTAAGCTCACGTATGATTCCACAAACAAGGCTATCAAAATTGATGGCAATCTCTATACCACAGGTGGTATCACGGCATACGGAGCAGGAGCATCTACCACGGGTGGTGGCGGCTTGATTGCAAGCGTAATCAGCTATGCGAGAATCTTAGAAGGAAGCTATACGGATGCAGACTTGACTAGTATTCCGAATGCCTATGCTATCAAGGCTCTCAGCAGCCGAATTGACAACATAGCCACAGAACTTGGCGGTCTTAATCTCTCTTGGAATAACATCACGGGTAAGCCATCAACATTCACACCTAGTGCGCATACCCATAAGTGGACAGAAATCACTGACCGCATCACGAAGGTAAGCCAGCTTACCAATGATAAAGGGTATCTGACTGCTCATCAGTCTCTCGCAAGCTATTATACCAAAGCGGAGATTGATGCAAAGGGCTATACTACCAATAAGGGTACTGTTACATCTGTAGCTCTTACCCTTCCTACTGGTTTGACGTGCTCAACTAAGACTATCACAACAAGCGGTACGTTTGCTATTAGTCTTGCTTCTGGTTACTCCATCCCAACAACAACAAAGCAGACGGCTTGGGATGGTGCGGTATCAGCAAAGCATACTCATAGCAATAAGTCTGTACTAGACGGCATTACATCAACGAAGGTAACTTGTTGGGATAGTGCCTATGACTGGTACGCCCTTATGACTACTGACGAGGAGACTGCGGACGGCGTTATCAATAAGTGGAACGAGGTGGTGAGCTTCCTCGCCAATATTGCGCAGACAGACACTTTAAGTGGTATCGTTGATGGAATCAATAAGTCTATATCTGACGAGGTAACAAGAGCGAAAAAGGCAGAAGGGGTGAACGCTTCGGGCATATCCACCAACAAGACGAGTATCACCACCTTGCAGGGCTACTTTACAAGCGGTTCAGCGAAAAAGGCTCTCCAGCTCACGAATACTCACAAGCTTTGGGGTAACTCGTTTAACGGTACTGCCGATATTAACGGAAGTATCATCGTGCCTGACGGAAAGTATATCTCCATCGGCAACATAAAGATGGAGTATGATGCAACCAATAAGGCGTTGAAGATTACGAACACTACGACTAACGAGGTGGCAAACCTCTATACTAGTGGTGGTGTTTCTGCCTATGGTGTTGGGACATCATCATCCAGTGGTGGCGGCTTGAACGGCAGTGTTAAGAGTTATTCAAATGCCTTGAAGCTTACATCAGAATCGCTGAGTGAGATTGCCTCTGCCTACTCCATCAAGGCTCTTGATTCTCGTATCTCCAGCTTGGAAGGTGGTAGTGCTACTGCTATTTCTGTCAGCGGTAGCGGTAATGCGGTTACGTCTGTCACCAAGAATGGTACTACTATCAGCGTAGTTAAAGGTAGTACGTTCTTAACTAGTCATCAGTCACTTGATGGTTACGTTAATGCAATATCTGTAAGTGGAAGTGGGAATGCTATCACGTCTGTATCTAAAAGCGGAAAGGGTATTACATTTACTAAAGGTGCTACATTTTTAACTTCTCACCAAAGTCTTGCTAACTATTATACCAAAAGTAGTGTAGATTCACTTCTTAGTGGTAAGTCGGCAACTAGTCATACACATAGTGTTAAGATTAACGGTGTTACTAAAACTATTGCAGCTACTGGTGGAACTGCTGTAGATTTAGGAACTTATCTTACTTCTCATCAAAGTTTAGCAGATTACGCTAAGAAGAGTGAAATACCTACAAAAGTAAGTCAACTTACTAATGATACTGGTTATATTACTTCTAGTGGAAGTTGTGCTTATGCAACAAGTGCAGGAAATGCTGACAAGGTTGATGGTGTTCACGTTACTTGGGCAGGTGAATTAACTTCTACTAATCACCTTGTGGCTTGGGAAGCTGATGGTTCAGCTCTTAGAGATATAAAACCTGCTAATGTTTCTGTAGGTAACTCTGATAAATTAGATGGTATTCATGCTAACGGTCTTCTTACTGCTCTATCTAACTCTGATAAGGGAATTAGTATAACAGTTGGTGGAACAACTAAAAGTGTTTCAAATATTAGTGTTAATTATGCTAGTAGTGCTGGAAATGCAGATACTGTTGATGGTGAACATGCATCTGCTTTTACTAGAATAGTAGGTAGACATGGAATTTACACATCAGGAACTGCCCCTTATAAGTATATTCATTTGTTTAGAATAGCAAATTCAAATGGATATAGTACACTTGATTGTGAAATAGATATTAGAACACGCTATCATAGTGCTAAAATAGAAATTAGAATTTCTACAGGGCAATATCCTTATAATAATGGAGGAAGTTCAATTTCAATAGTAAAGAAAGTTGTAAGTGGTAGAACTTGTAATCTTTGGGTTTTACCTACAGTACAAACATCTAATTATAATTATTATGATGTGTATTATGAATCAGGAGCTTGGAACTCAGGTTCTTATGGAATAACATTAAAAGGTAATAATGGTATTCTTGTCTTTGAACATAAAGGTACAAATCTTACAAGTTTACCAGATAAAGTTACTCCTGTTAGTAATAACGTTGCTACTTCTGCGACCAAACTTCAAACTCCTAGAACTATTTGGGGTCAAAGTTTTGATGGTACTGGTAATGTTAACGGAACAATATATATAAACAATAGTGATTCTGAAAACGGAGCTATAATATTAAATAATAATGTAAATGCTAATGCTCGTATATCAGCTATAAAAGACCAAGTAGTATTTAATACTGGTGCTGCTATTCGTTTTGGAGCAACCGACTGGGAGTATAGTGATTGGGCTGGTCTTAAATATGATACTGTTGCTAATGCTATATATTTAGGTATAGCCGATGGAACTGTATTTAATTATTATTCTAATAAAAGAAGTAATGGTACACTTAAATTTCCAGGTATTACAACCATAACTCCTGATGCTGCAGCTAGAATTGGAGGTAGTGGTGGTGCTTTATATTTAGGCAATGCTAATAATAGTAGTTGGGTATATGTTCAAGATATGTGTAGTCAAAGCGGTATGAGTAATTGGAGTATAGAACAAAATGGTACTGCTAGTTTTAAAGCTCTTAATGTAAATAATTCTATTAGTTGCGGTAATATTACTATTAATAGTGATGCTCGTATTAATGGTAATTTATCAGTTAACGGTTTAATAAATAATAAAGGTATATTACCTACAAATTATGAATTTAATAATAAAGGAACTAGTTGTTATGTTTCAGCTGATGCTTTATGCTCTGGAATTACTGCTATTACTGATAGTATACAAGTTAATCAAGTAACTGTACAATATTCTAATGATAATGGTAATAGTTGGACTAATTATCCTATGGGTAATGATGCTAAATTTAATCTATATGCTAGTAATGCAGGTTTAACTCAAGTTTTCTTAGGTTATAATGTTATCACTGGTAATAATGATGCTGAGAAATTAGCTCAAGTAAAAAAGAATGAATTAATGGTTACTTTTGAAATCTCTAACAATTGTTATTCTCAAGTATATTTTGCTTGTGTTGATATGGGAGAAGGTGTTGGTGTTACTTGTACTGTAGAATATTTAAATAGTAAAGGTGTTATAGTCAATACTTATATTAAATATATGACCGGATGGAACCAATTTAATTATATAAATTTATCTGATGGTAATACTGCTTTAAACGTAGGAAAAGATGATAGAAGATATATTCGTTTTAGATTTAAACATGACCAAAATACTACTGCATTACGAAATGCTTCAATAAATAAAATACGAATATTTGCTTTTACTAAGTATTCATTTCCTACTGATAGATTTATGGGTCATACAGGTCATATATATAACTTTGATTATAATATGAATACTTACTTCCCTAATAGCATTCTTGCTAAAGGTGGAGTTACAGCTTATCAATCTTCTGACATCCGCTTGAAGCAGGATTTGCGGAAGCTGGACTACTTGGGCATCATCAAGGCAATGGGTGGCACTTATGGCTTCGCTTGGAAGAAGGACAACACAAGGTCTATCGGTTGGATTGCCCAGCACGTCTTGTGCAACCCTCACTTAAAGGACATCGTGGAGACTGACGAGAAGGGCTATTACAAGATTAACTACTGGTCTCCGAAGCTGATTGCAACGGCATTCGGTGCTATCGAGCAGGTGGGCGATGAGGTCAGCAGGTTGAAGGCTCGGGTGGTCTTCCTTGAATCAGAGGTTCTGCGATTGAGTGGAGATAAGGAAGACTGCAACAAGAAGAGATTAGATAACAAGAATATTAATTTATTAAATTAGTTAAGAAAATGGAGAATTTAAAGATTAACAAGAAGAGTGAACAGACAACTGCCACTTATACCAAGGGCGGCTATCGAGTAGAAATCACCTACAATGTTGACAAGACGGGTGGCAACATCGAGAGCATCAATATGAGTATCTATGGTGACGCAAATGGTAATTATCTCGGCAATGCGAACGCAAGCTCCAACGGCAGCGAGCTGACCTACAACATCAGCGGTGTTCCGCTGAGCAAGCTCAGTGAGGTATCAGCATTGATTAAGGAGGTTAATTCCGCTATCGCCGCTAATATGGCAAGCGAGGCAGCAGAGTAAGTATTAACGCAGGGTGGCTCTTATAGAGCTGCCTTGCCTAGTGTTCAATGTAACAGTAGAGCGAGTTGTTACTAAAGAAGTTGTAACAGAATAAGGAACTGAAGTTGAATATTAAAAAAATAAAGATTATGTCTTACAATAGTGAAACTGGAATTATTAGTGCTCCTGTTAGCATTGATGATGTTAAACGAGCTCTTGGAGAGAGTAGCAATGACCTTGCTACTCTTTGTAAGAGTGAGAATATAAATATATGGAGTAGGTATAAACCTATTAGTTGTAAAGGTGACTTTAAAGAATATCCTATTAGAGAAGATTCTGATGAAAAAGCAACATCTTCATATAGTAAATATACTTGTGTTGTTCGTTGTGGTATGAATATACCTATAGATACTTATAAGAACTTACGTAATAATTATGGAGGAGAAGGTTTTGCAATTAATGGTTGTTACAACCTTTATGCAGATAATATATATGGTAAGAATGGCAGTATTAGTGATAACACGACTACAATGGTATCAGGAAAACATTTTCCAAAAGGTGGTGTTAATTCTCCTTATAGATTAAGTGATTTTAGAAACTATAGTAGTAAAGCAGAAATCAATACATTTCTGACTTCTCTTCCTCAATATAATACCGTTGAAGTTTATTATTCTTCAACTCCTAAACTTAATTGTGTATTATATATGCGTACAAATGTGGATAATAACACAAATCTTACTATGGATGATATAATACCTGATTTATCTTTAGGTTGGTCTTTTTGGATTCAAATTCGTTATGATTCGCCATATAATGATACTGATAAGATTTATAAAAATTATTATGTTGGTAATTGCAAAAAACCAACAGATTATATATACGCTAGCAGAGAAATAACTTTTGATATAGGTAGTGGAGATAAGGTTATTACTATTGTACCTTTTTTAGCATATACTCGTAATGCAACTTTATATGATAATACAAAAATAATTTTTATATCTCTTCCAGGTGCTATTAGTTTTAAATATTATCCTAGACAAATTAATATGGAAAGTATTAAAAGTGGTTCTAGTGGTTTTGTTGATTTCTCATCGTTGAGAGAATTAGTTGGTGCTACTTGTATTTGTAAAGCTAAAATATATAAACTTCCTGATGCTGCATTAACAGTTACTGATGGTATGTTTAGAAGTGTTTGTACTTATGGTAATAATCATACCTTTCGTATGCCTACTAGTAATAAGACAACATACGGAAGAGGTTATGTATCTAATAGCTCTGGTCAAAATACAGGTTCTGTAACTATTCCTGAAGGTGATAGAACAGATTATATTGAAGTATATATAAGATTTGATAATATTTATGAAGGAGGTTATTATGGACAAATGTGTCAATTATCTTTTGAAATTAATATAGATGGTGGATGGAAACAAGTTCCTCCAGGAGGTAGTTATATTATGCATTAAAATGTAGATGTTCTTAATATAATAAATGTGCTAGAAACGTATTTGTGGTTTACGTTCTCACCGAGAAAGCAGACACGTTGCGACCTAGTGATTACCCAACGTGGGGAAGCTGATTTTTAAAATTCGTAAATTTTGCTCCTCCTGCATTGCTATTCGGAATTATTTTCTTAACTTTGCAGTGTTAATAGGAAAGGTATTCTGCTATGGCAATCTGGAGAATAATATTGTATAACATATAAATAAAGAAACAATTATGAAAAAGATTAAGACATTCGAGGCTGTTGCAGTCTACAAGACATTGAAGGCATTGAAGACATCATCAATGAGCGATGATGCCGCTATGCGAGTTTGGAAGAATATGAAGGCACTGCGCCAAGTAGCCGATACCTACGACAATGATGTGGAGGAAGCGCAGCAGAGCTTGAAGGACGATAAGTTCGAGGAGATGCAGTGCAAGCTTCAGGAGTGCCAGCAGTTGGAGCAGAAGCACGCCAATGAGGGCTACGAATACACCAAGGACGATTCAGCCAAGTTCGCTGAGGTCAATGAGTACTTCTTTAATCAGAAGCAGAAGACCGAGAAGTACTTCTCAGACCTTGCCAATGCCGAGGTAGAGGTAGCCATCGAGGAAGTTGAAGAGAAAGAGATTTTCAAGGCTGCTAAGGATTGCGGCTTGAAGTTCGCTGATATGGAGAGCCTTGAGGTTTTGATAGGATAAACACTAATAGCGTTAGAATTTGGTAAGGAAGCCGTTCTAACGCTATTTTTGCAACCATCTACTTTCAGATTGTTACTTTAGCAAAGTTTAACTTTAAATTTTTGCTCAAAATAAATATTTTTGTGTAGTATTGTTTATTTTTGCAGCACTTTCCTTATTATTAAGAATGAGGAACTAAGAACAAATAATAAACAAAAAAAACAAAAGGAGAAGAATTTATGACTAAAGAGGAAGAAGATGAAGTCCATCGGTTAGTTCAATCAGTCGGTGTTGTACAGTTGTCAAGAGTAATGTTTAAGGACATGGACGTTAGCGAAATGATAAACGTCATTATCCTTGCAGGTAGAGGCTACAGCGTAAAGCTACTCACTTGGTTTAAGTATTATTGTGAAGTGATGCCTCTGTTTATCATGCTTTTTCATATTGCATGCATGGTAACATTTGCGTCTCATGAAAAAGAAATGTGCGTATGGTTTAAGGAGAATTGGGTATCGGCAGCATTTATCTATTTCTCAGTTTACATCCATCCGCTTGTGCTTATACTTGCTAGCAGATTCTTTTGGCTCTGCTACAGATGGCGTATTCCGATGATAATCTACCTATTTGGGATAAATGCTATTCATATTGTATACTGGAATGTTTTTACCACCAACGAAATGGTGGAATCTAATGTTGTAATACTTGTAATGACCATTATATTTTATGTATATGGTTTTGCCGATAAGTATTACTCAGGCAAGGGCTGTCAAAGTTTAATCTCTAGATTATAATGATATGGGAAAGTTATTTGGTTATCACACCTTGGGAGTGTTATTAAAATCGTTATCGGATTCTTGTTTTCGAGCAGACGAGCAAGAGAAGAGAGGGGAGAAGGTAACTGCTTGCGGAATGAGCAGCGATGAGATAGAAGACCTTTGTGAGAACTATCTGCCGTATGCTCTCAACCCTATGTTGAGCACCGAGGAGGTCAAGGAGAAGCTTCACGTTTCTGATGCAACATTGAATAGAATGGTTGCTAGAGGTGACATTCCGAACGGAGAATGCAAAAAGCGAGGGCACACCCGATATTTTAAGAAGTGGGATATACTGCACTACATTAAAAAGAAAAGAAAATAATAGTTGAACATGTAAGTATTCCTTACAAGTTGAGTAAGAGAGGTAAGTGATTGCCTCTCTTTTTTTGTTATTTATGATACTACCTACTATCACCTTAAATCTCTGATAATCAACCACTAAAAGAAAGTGTGATAGAGTTATATTTGCTCTCCCCTATTCTTTGTACCTTTGCATCCGTAACGTTACAATAGTGTTAGTTAATATTAAGGATAACTTAAAAAGATTGTATCATGGAAATGACAGATGCAAAGGTCGTAGAGAAGAAAATCTACGAAGAGGGGAAAAAGCATGACGATTATGCTTCTAAGGCTACAGGTAATGCTGGTCTTACCCTTGGTATCATCGGCACAGCACTCGGTGCTGGTGCTTGGTTGCTTGGCGGTAACAACCGCAGTGTGTTTGGTTCACTCGGTGGCAGCAATATGCCTGAGAACGTGAACATCAACGCCTATGGGGCTAGCGCAAGTTCAAATCAGCCAACTGCCTTGCAGGTAATGGAGAAGGAATGCGATGATGAGGTGAAGTTGCTTACCTACATGTTCGGTATGAAGCTCGACACCGCTAACAAGTTCTACGCTATGCGAGAGACAGACATCGCTGAGAAGTTCTCTATGTATAAGGGTGCTAACGATGCTATCAACGCCGAGAACCGCCGTGCAATGCAGGCTGAGTTCGGTCTTTACAAGTCTCAGATTGATGCAGACTTTGGTCTGTACAAGAATCAGAGAGACCAGTATGACGCACTACAGGCTAAGTATAGCGACCTTGACAAGAAGGTAGCCGTTATGGAAGCCCTCACTCCTTACAAGGAGAAGCTTATGATGGCTTACGTTAACGAGAAGACCTGCAATTGCTTGCGTGGTCAGTTGGTACTCCCATCTACGCCAGTAATTTCGGGCTACGGCAGCTATGGCTGTAACTGCACCGCTCCTTCCACTCCCACTACAGGAGCGTAACAGAGCAAGAAAGTCTGTAAAAAGGACTAAAAAGAAATGAGTTGGTGAGGGGTGTTTGCCCTCGTGGTGGATGCCCTCTCACCTCTCTATAATATATCACCAACTTTAAAGATATTGATTATGATGAATTTCGGGAACAGCCCATTATTGGATATGGGTACAAGTCAGCAACAGCCGCCAACGATGGATGCCGAGCTACAGAAGATGTATGAGGCAATACAGCAGAAGCGAGCATCTATCAATATGCAAGCGCAGCAATCCGCCACCCCTTTATGGGATGAAATTGACAAGATTGAAGACAATCTTACAGGCGCACAACGTCAGTACTTGATGCAGAATCAGGAATACGTCAATAGCTTGCAATATGTGTCTAAGCTAGTGCAAGACGAGGAATTGCGCATTATACGCCCTCGTATCGAAAGCACTCAGCAAGGACAGGAGGCATTAAAAAAACATTTGTCTTTGATGCAAAGACTGAGAAAAGAAGTAGCGCAAGCAGAGGAACATAAATCTGCTATGCTCAACGATTATATGACTAACCACAGCGACAAGACTTGGCAAGAGTATCTCGCTTGGTACAACAAAACAAAGAAAGGAGAAACTAAGAAATGAACGTAACAGAATTTAAAGAGAAACTGCTTGAATCGGTGGACGTTTGGGCAGATGCAAGAATAGACGATATGGTTAAGGCTAACCAGATGCTCGCCATACCATCAGTGTACATGAAACGTGCGGCGCACAATATTATATCCAAGTACAAGGATAATTGGGATAAATCGATAGACAACGCTACCCTATTTCTTGCTGATGAGAACGGAAACATAGATGTCAACACGATATTTGAAGATATGATGCAAATGCTAAAATCCGTGGAAGATTACAAATTCGATGTAGGTTTCATTCACGGACATATCGACAAAGGAGTTGTGTCTATTGACCTGCCAGACGGAATTGCTACTGCTATCATCTTTGGAAGCAAGCGAAGTATCAACTTCACAGAGGAGGACTTTGTAGAGTTGAAAGATTTGATAATAGGTTAAAAAATATACAAGATATGGAAACAAAAGACATTATGAGTAAGTTTGATGAGCTGTACGGAATGATGGCTTCATCAACAAACGTAAAGTACATGCACACATTTGAAGACACCATGCGCTGCATGATGAATGATATGGCAGCAAAGCACCCAGAGCTTGCGCAAGAGTATCTTGATAAGCTTTGCGCTATAAAATGGAAGAACTATCTTACCAAGAAGGAGGCTTCTGAGATTGCAAACGGTATGAATCCATCTGCAACTTGGGATATGCAGACGTGGCTCAACGCAATGACTGGTCTCGGACTTGCGACAGAGGAGAAGCCTTACTACAACGATTATGCTTTGTACGTTGCAATGAATCAGGTTGTAAGCGACCACGGATGTACAATTGCTAAGATACTCGGCAAGGAAGATGTTAAGGAGATTGATACAGAACATCTGGTGAAGTATGCCAACCACCTTGCACTCGATTTATTGAAAGACAAGGATGGTGTGTACGACATCAGAGAGTATTTCTTGAAGTAACACTAAAAACATACGGTTATGAAAAAGGTATTTGAAAACATATTGGCAAGCAACGATATACAGGCTATTAAGAATTGTGTTGCAACAATGGCTGATTGTTGCGAAGTTGGAATGAATGACGGTGTAATGCTTGATATGATGAAGCAAGTTCAATGTGAGATTGGCGAGTGCCATTTTGATGAAGAAATGGCAGACTTACATCTTTGTCTCATTAACCAGCTCTACACAAAGGATGTGGCGAAAGACTATTGGCACGAAGTTAAGAATGATAAAATCAATCTCGAAGACTGGTGTGTCCTTTGGGGAGAAATGGTAAAACGCAATGACGAAAAGATAAAGAAATGGTTTCCTAAAATCAATGCGCTCGATTATGAACGTAAGATTTTCGATGAGTGCATTTCTTTCTTAAATAACGGAGAATTGCCGTATCATGATTTAAAAGTATAAAGTTTTTCGTTATTCTGAATGAAGTTTCGGTTTTTTTTGCTATCTTTGCATCAGAAGACCGAAACTTTATTTTTATTTATTATTCAGGATAACAGATTATGATAGATTTATTAGATTCTTCGCAGATTCGGCAGATAGGTGTTACTATATTTTCAGCTATACTTGCCTTTGCAACGCCAACGGAAGGCTTCGTTTTGGCGTTGGTTATCGCCTTTGGCTTCAATATTTTCTGCGGTATGCGAGCTGACGGCGTGAGTGTTGTACGATGCAAGAACTTTTCTGCATCGAAGTTCAAGAACGCACTTTTAGAAATGCTCTTGTATATTGTTATTGTGTATGTCATGTATGGAATCATGGTAAGTTGCAACGACAATACAGAAGCATTATTTGTGATTAAGATGCTTACGTATATATTCTGCTATGTGTATATATGCAATTCGTTTAAAAATCTCATTAAGGCATACCCTAAGAATGTTGCATTCAGAGTTATTTATTATGTTCTGAGGTTTGAGTTTGCGAAGGCATTGCCTAGCTATTGGAAACCGATTATTGACAGACTCAACAATGAGTTTGATAAAAAAGAGGAGGAAAACAAAAATGGAAGTACTAATTGATAGAGCTTGGAAAAAGGATGGCTATACTATTAGCCGTCTGTACGTGAATGGCAAATTGTTCGGATGCAATACTCTTGAAGATACAGACAGAGGATTGAACCAAAGTATGGATTTGGACGAAATCAAGAAGAAAAAGGTATATGGGCAGACTGCAATTCCAAGCGGCAGCTATGAATGTGTATATACCTATTCTAACAGATTCAAGAAAATGCTGCCATTACTTCTGAATGTCAAAGGATTTGAAGGAATACGCATACATAGCGGTAACTCTGCAAAAGATACTGAGGGGTGTATTCTTATCGGTAAAAACGATAAGAAAGGATGGGTTAGCGATTCTCGATTTTGGACAAACAAGCTCATTCAGACCATGAAGACAGCTTGGGATAAAAAGGAAAAAGTAACGATTGTAATTCAGTAAGCTTATGAAACTGATTGATAAGATAACAAGAGTTGTAATTGCTATTGCAGTAGCAATGCTGATTCTATCAATGTTCTGTAGATGTACTACTACAAAGTACGTTCCTATTACAGAATACAGAGATAGGGTCGTAGTAAAGACGGATTCTTTGTTGAAGACTGATTCCGTCTATGTGCATGATAGTGTATCTGTTTATATTAGAGGTGATACAGTCTTCAAGGACAAGTACCATCTTCAATATAAAGACAGATATATTGTAAGAAACAAATCAGATACCTTGATTGTGCGAGATTCGATTCCATATAAAGTTGAGGTTGGCAAGCAACTATCAAAGACTGACAGAGTTTTCTTGAATATAGGTAAGATAGCATCAGTTTGTCTTTTTATAGGCATTCTCGCATTTTTGGGTTGGATATACTGGAAGTTAAAACTACATAAACGTTCTTAGTTTTTTCTTATGTTTTTATTTGGTTATTGATTTATAAACAAAAAGGGGGTGACCGCACGCGATGTGTAGCCACCCCTAAACATATAGATAATGCACAGAAGTTATTCGTCAGCCAGAATAAAAGAGATTCCATACTTTTCTGTATAGTAATTCTCGTTTTTCACACGTCTTGTTTGCGAATCGTAATATAATTCAGTTTTGTCAACAGTTTCATAGAAATAACCATACTTTTGTCTAAGATGATACATTGCATTTTGTATGCGCTTTGGAGTGATACGAACTTTATACTTTGTATTTTGTTCTAGACCGCTTCTTACACGCCACGATTCCATCTTTCTTGTATGAGTAATCTTCTTACTCAGTTTAGAATAGTCGTATGATTTTCTACCAGAAGACCTCCGCTGTCTTACATATTCATCTATTCTTTTCTGTGTTTCTTCGGTGTGCCTAAGATGATTCTTTGCAGCACACCGAATTATAGTAGTCTTGGCAAATCCTGTAATATCTGCTATTTCCCTTGAAGACATCGTTGGATATAGCTCAATTACTTTCTCTGTAAGACCTTTTATTTTAGAGTACCATACCATTCTTATCAGAAGAGCCGTAGCCGTTATCACCACGCTCTGTTTCGTTTAATTTGTCCGTCTCTACAAACATGATGTTGTCACTTGCTTCTAGGTGGAATTGCACGATTTTATCACCAACCTTGTATCGCGGCATATTTGGAAAGACGTGATAGAATACGGCAGAAATCTCGCCAGTATATGGGTCATCGACAGTGCCTTCACAATTACTGAGAATCATGCCAGTCTTCCATATAGAAGAGCGACAACGAAACGTGAAGCACCTAGAAATGTCAGCAGGTTTGTTGCGGTTTTCAATCTGCAAAGCAAATCCAAGACCATACTTCCATACATTAGGCGCAATCTCTTCTTCTGAAACCGCATAGCAGTCATAGCAGAAATCATCGTCATGCGCCTTGGATGGCATGATAGCGTTCTCGCTAGTCTTTTTGAATAAGACAGGTACACCAACAACCTCGGTGAATCTATCAATCTCCACGCCATCAACGTTCACCTTTCCGTAGAACATATCAGCAGGGCGATTCCAAACCTTGTGCTCCCCATAGAGAGCCTGATAAACAACTTCTTTCTCCTGAGTTTCACTATTAGTGACCTCAGTAATAAATCTGTAATAACCTCCTTTGAAATGTCTAAAAATCTTTTCCATTTATATTTAAAGTTTAAAATTCATGTTTCTTGCAAACCTTATCACAAGATGTTTCGCAATCTTTTTTGTAGCACCATCCATTGCCTAAAATGTCTTCGCATCCCATCCAAAGGCAGTTACCACAACATTTTTCTTCTTTTTCCATATTACTGATGTTTTATCACTTCCAAATACTTCAACTTTGCGAATCGGTATGAGTGATATATGTCACAAAGATTTTTCACTTTAGATGTGAAGTACAGAATGCAGCCTGTATAATCATCAAATCCTAAGATGATATACTTATCTTCAATATACCCAGCCACGTATGCGCCAATATCCTTTCCCTTATAAAGAACAGGCTTTCCACGATACGCATTAAAAAAATCTTTATTTGTCATTATTATGTTTTTCTACCAAGAAACCAATTCCTGCATGAATATTGCCTAGCTTATAAAAAGACTGCCCCAAAGTCATAATGTAATCGGTGAAGGCATTCTCTTCTATATTAAGCTCAAAATCTTCATCCGTATCTGGTTCTCCATGTCTTACATATCCCTTATTTGGAGTATAGAGTAATTTATGATATGAACCTTCCTCGCAGATATAAAGACCGCAATCATAACAATCTGTGCTCCAAAACTCAGGCTTTTTAACGAAACAGAGCATCACATCGCCATCATAGATAGGAATACGAGACTGATTTTTATCTATTTTTTTGCCTACATAGTTTTTACTATCAATGCTATCTGATTGACGAATAACAGACACAACAGAATAACCACTACTAATAAGTTCAGCAATAGCAACATACGTCCCTTGTTCTTTGAGGTCAAACTCCTGTTGGATTCTTTTACATTCCTTCTCGAAGATTACAAGGATTCTAGTTAAATTATCGCCAAAATTCGCCATATCTAAAATTAAACTATTGTTCGTATAAAGGCTATATGCCTCATTTGCCATAGCCAATACACGTTCCATATAATCTTTTGGCTTATTACTGACTCGCCAATACTCACCACTCTTCATTTTCTGTAAGTAGGAGTACATATCCATAGCATCACGTTCATCTATCCCATGCTTCATACAAACTATCTTATACTTATCGGGATAAACACAAGATACTAATCCCGTAAACTCATCCATGACTTGCATGGCATTCAAAAAATCCTTTGCTTTCATATACTATCATTATTATAGTTCATCAAAGTCAAGCCACTCAATCTTATCGTAGCACTCATACAGAACTTCAATACGCTGTGTTCCGTCTCCTCTAGTGACTATCCATCCATCATCACTCATCGCTCCGTGGTGAAGAGACGTAGGATTTACGCCTCTACCACTATATCGGAACATTACCAACTTTTTTAATGGTGGCTTCTCTTCCTTTAGGTCGTGCCATAATGATGCAGCATTCACGTAAGGAACGTTTTCTGTGTTACAATCAGTAACACCAATCTTTTCTGTACTGAACGTTACCCCGTTCAGCTCATTGTAATCTACCTCATCTTCATTGCTACAGATATTGAGATAAATCTTCTTAGGTAAATTCTTTATTTTCATATCCCTTAAACTTAATTTATGAATATTTACCAATTCCAAATGTCAGCGTATCTTTCATCTAGTGGTGTTTTAATCTTTGGAAATATAGGAGTATTGCTGATAACACGATGGTCGCAACTTCCTGTACTTCCACTAGTAAGTGGCTCTCCGTTACAGACTAATCTATATTTACATTCATCACATTGTATGTAATTCATATCACTTGAATTTAATGATAAAAAACTCAGTATCAAGCCACTTGTCGGGGCATAAGCCTTTCTTAGGCTTGCCGATGGTAATACTATCAATCTCCTTCTCAATTCGTGGACTATCCTTGCGGTAGCCGTTGATGAAGAGGACGTGGGTATAAGGAATAGCCTTGTAATATGGACTATTGATGCAATAGTTAGCCATTTCGGGGCTAATACTATCCCAGTTTTTAACGCAATGAGTGGGTATCTTCTCGTTGGTACAAGTATCTTCATTCCATAATAAGAAAAGGCGTTTTACCCAATATCCCTTAATCTCCCGATACTCTTCTGTCTTTTTACCAGCAGCAATCATGTCGAACCATTGCTTGCTGACGGTGAGGGTCAATATTTTCTTCTTCATCCTTACACCTCCTCCCAGTCTGTTGCAAGAATATCATCCAAGGAGAAGAAATGCCAATAATGTGGTACAACATGGGTGAATGATTCTATGGAACTTTGTTGGTACAAGATGGATATTTCTTTATACTTGTTTATAGACAAACTAAAATAACAGCCGTTTCTTCTCACTTTCTTTCCCTCCTTCATTCTTCTCAGAGCCTCCGAGAAGTCAAATATTTCCTTGCTCATTATAATTTTGCTTTAAAGTTGTAAATTGGTTTAATAACATCAATGACATCAACCGTAGGTTTGATTAACTCAACAATCTCTTCGGTTGGCTTGTATGCCATAGGTGCTTCATCAATGGTTTCTTCACAAACTGATGTGGAATAAATACCATTCATTTCATTCTTGTAAGAATCCATAGATAACTCTTTCTTTGCCTGTGTACGAGACATTAATCTACCTGCTCCATGTGGGGCTGAGCATAACCATCCCTTGTTTCCTTTACCTTTACAGATAAGAGAACCGTCACGCATATTCATAGGAATAATGACAATCTCGTCTTTCTTTGCACTGATAGCTCCTTTTCGCAATATGCCCTTGTCTGTATCTATATAGTTGTGAATAGTTGTAAAAGAATGCTTGTCTGAATTTGGGTCAATATCCACACCTAGAGCATTGACGAGTCTGTTAGCTATAATTCTTCTATTATGCTCGGCATACTTCTGAACTATACGCATATCATTTAAGTAATCATCAAGCAAATCGCCCTCCAAGTAAGAAAGTTCCTTGCTAATATTTCTAGTACCTAACAACTTGATAGTACTCTGTATTTCCTTTTCTCTTCCTTCGCTTTTCAACTTGGCAATAACCACAGACTTATCAGCTATTTTCTTACGACAATACTCGTAGGCAAGTTTTTGGTAATAGTTGCATACCCTAACACCAAGGTTTCTACTTCCTGTATGTATCACAAGAAACTTCTCTCCTTCTTCATTTGCATCTAACTCAATAAAGTGATTGCCACCGCCAAGACTTCCAACAGAACGATATACTATTTCCATGCTGTCAAGACAATCCCAAGCACGGAATTTGCCAAACATACAACCATCAACCAATCCGTTTATGTAGGCTGATACTTCTCCCTCGTTGACATTAAAACCAGACGGAATCAACTTATTGACTGCTTCATCAAATTTCTGCAAGTCAATATCAACTTTACCAAGTCTTACGACTTTCATGCCGCAGCCTATATCTACTCCAACAGTGTTAGGAACTACTCTGTTATCAAGCTCTATTACCGTGCCAATAGTGCATCCTTTACCTGCATGGCAATCTGGCATTATTCTTATTTTACAACTATTGTAAGCCTCGCTATTAGATAGGGTTTCTATCTGTTTGATAGCTTCATCTTCTATTGTCTTTGCGAAAATCTTTGTAAACTCATTCATATCTTGTTCGTCTAAAATTATTCGTTTCTCCATACACTATTTTATCTTACAATTACCATAACTTTCCAATCAAATGATGGTCGTGCTTATCGAAAGCAATTCCATACTTGAACATTTCTTCAAAAAGCATAAGACGCTCCTCGTTGGTAGCCAACCGAGTAAATTTCTTTTTATCCTCGGTCATTGTGAAATGCGAGCCTACCATTAAATTCTTATCTTCCTTATGGAGATAAAGATAGCAGAACAGATTGTGACACTCTGGTTTCCAATGCTTACATAACACAATCCAATCATTATCTATCACAACTATATTGCCTTCAGCGACAATATCTTCAAACATATTATTTTCCATACGCTACTTCTTTTTATGACAAGGGCAGCTCTCTGCGTGAATAACACAAACTCCGTGTTTCGTGTCCACTACCAGATAATCGTGCTCTTCCTCTGTGATTACAGATATACCAACTCTCTTTGCAGGTTCATTACTATTAGCCAATGAGCGAAAGCCCTCAAATATCAATGCACCTACAAGCAAACACAAGACTAACCAAACGGCTGACTTGACTAAATTTAAAATCTTATTCTTCATACGCTAATACTTCTTTTTCAAATTCACTCTTTGGAACACGATAACAAACTTCTGCACCATAGGAACGTTCTATACCTTTTAAAGGCATTTCTTTTTCTAAAATATCATGTACCTTCGTGCCTTTTCTAACACTAATAGCCATATAATCATAGCTATCATTTATCATCAATAGCGAATTATTTGTCATGTACACCTTGCCCTTCTTGGAAAGATTACTATGATTTCTTGAAGGCTGATAGTATAACCCACTAGCCTTATGCTTGATTCTGTAAGGTTTAGTCATAACTATTCTTCATTACATAAAGTTTCTACTACCTTTGTTCTTATGGTTTTTGTTGCAGGGTCATATTCGTCATGACGAGCCTTTACCTCTCCCTTTTTGTTGGTAAAATAAACAACTCTGCCACCATCATAGAAACGATATACGGTTATACCATCCACAACAAATAGCTTCTCTACTTTAATTTCATTAATAGAGTCTGATGTTGGAACATTAATTCCTTTGTTCTCGTTGCAAGAAACGAGCAGGAATATAACCGATACAAATAATAATATAATCTTCTTCATACGCTACTTCTTTTTATCCAGCCATTGCATTACGCTACTATAGGCATCATCTTTGTAACCTCTCATAAAATACTTTAAATGGCCTCTATCTTTGAGATAATCAGACAAATCACCTCTCCAATAACCATACAGATTATCGAGTAAAACACTTGACATTTCATCGATGCTACGCTTGATGAGCTTCTGTTGCTCGACATTCTTCTTGTAGTGAAAGAGTGAATACGATGCTCTTTTGAGCCATTTCCACAACTTTGATGTGAACTTCTTTACTTCTATCTTTTCGGGAAGTTCCTCTCTTTTCGTGTGCATATCAATGAGCTTGTTATACTCTTCTATGCTAATTGTTATTTGTCTTTCCATAAGCTACTTATATAAAATTGTTACTCTTCTACTTTTATCAACCTTCAATATAGCATCCTCGGCTTTATCAATCGAATAAAACAAATAGTCTGGGCAAAGGTTATATGCACCATAATCCCAATAATGGATAAGTCCAAATAACAATGAATGTCTCTTATCTACACGATAAGCAAGTATTGGATTATCCAGAGAATCATAATGTATGCCTTTAACAGCCTTGCTTTTACGATACATATCTACTATTCTATATGTTGCCATAACTATATCTTTTTAAGTTTTATTTTTATTGCATTAACATTTCTTTCACCTTCATTCCAAAAGCATGAACGTCTAAGATAGAAAGGTTGACCTTTAAGCCAAGGGAACTTATCATAAAAAGCCTTCCATTTCGCTCTTCCTGCTTTCAAAGAAGGCACTTCAATACAGCTTCCAGCATAGCAGCTACCAAAGACTAATGTATTATCACAAACGTTTTTATCCATAACTATTCCTCCAATTTTGGACTCCAGTATTTTTGCCCGCAGTAGTCTTCCCCACATAGCTCTCTACTGTACCGATACTCACAATTAGAACAACTTCGCTCGCTTGGATTCCACAGCATGAAATAAATTGCATTACGAAAACCTTGGTCATATATCTCTTGTTCAAATGCGTCAAAATCATCCTGATAAGCTCCTTCTTCTTTTGCTTGTTGAATTATTTCATCTATTTTTTTCATTAATTTCCATAACTATTCCTCCATTTTTACACCGAATGGAGTACCATCGGCAAATTTTATTTTAAACAAATCCGTAGCAGTGACAAATCCAATCACACCATTATTTCTATCACCAATAACAATCCCTTCATTATCTATAAATATGATTAAGCTGTTAACCTCACCATTTTGGGACATTAGCCACCCGAATGGTTGATGTTTCAACATCTCTTGCCAGCACTCTTCTGCGTTCTTAAATGGGCGATACTTTGATTCTGGCTTAATTCGGTACTCTGTATTATTCCAAAACTCAATCTCTGTCATTTCCGCCCAATTATTCGGAACACTTGTACCTTTTATGGCACTCGGTTTTCTTCTTGTTTCTATTATCTTGCCTTCTGCAAAAGCTTGCAAGAAAGGATAAAATTCTTTAGCTTGATTTCTGTTCATAATCAATCCTCCAACTTTTTTATTAATAAATTACTTTTCTTATTAAATAGTTTATAACCACTACGGAGATACCAATCTAGGACAAATCTATCAGATTCATCTTCAAAATATTCCAATCCGATTGTCTTCACTCCATTCAACTTAGCTTGCTGTTCTGCTAGTTGTAATAGGCGTTGTGCAACACCATTTCTTCTATGATTATTATCTACAAATAGTGCATATATTAGAGCATCAGCTTTGCCGAAAATATTACTAACATAAAACGGAATGCCTATTTGAACTGAGCCAAGATTTTCTTCATCAGTTATTAAAATTCTGATTTCGTCCTTCCATGTCTGTTTTTGTATCATATCAATCCTCCAACTCTTTAAGTGCATCATGCAAATTGACAATCGCTTTTTCAAGTTCTTTCTGTCTGCCTTCTATTACCTTTGTCTTTTCATCAAAGATAGCAGAACAGGCATAGACAGAAGCTACTTGCATTACAGCATATTGTATTTTCTCGATAGCCTTTTCTTTGCTCATTGCTTATCCTCCACAATAAAATGTTTTTTAATATGTTTCTCTGCCTTTAACCTAGACTTGAACTTATGTTCTTTAATCATCCAGCAAGGATGATTGTAATCTATGTATTCAATAATATAAGCTTTTCTGCTTACCTTTATTATCTTATACTCGTTACAATAGGTTCGATATTCAAATCTAATCATATTCTCTTCTTTTTACCCTCTCCCTGTTACCAAGGATAGGATGATAATTAGTAATTTGTAATATGCTTTGCATCCATTGTTTTTCGCATAAGGATGTCTATTTCTTTATCTGATGCTATATGGTCTATTGGATAGCGCATAAAGTTTCCCCAATCACTTTGCTTTTGAATATCGCCGTTGGAATCCATACCAATCAAACATCCATATCCATCACCATTTATATAACCATCATGGATAAATATATTTCCATCACTTGTTACAAGAAATTCTCCTCTTTTAAATTCACTCCTTTTTAACATATTCTCTTCTTTTTACCCTCTCCCTGTTGCAGGAGAGGGTGGTTAGTTGCTAAAGCTCATCAAACTCTTTTTGAATACTATCAAAAGATTTTTGAACAGCCTTTTTAATATCCTTAGATAATTCGGGATTTATAGCATCAATTTCTTTCAGAACATACGACATATCATTGTAGTTGCAGCCATTAGAATAGTTGCAATACAAATTAATAGTTTCTTTGTGTGCTGTAAGAAAGTGATTTAATTTGTCTGCTCTTTCAAATACCTTTTTATCCATATTACTATCTGATTAATCAATCTTCTTGATACTATCAATTTCCATACTCCATAGTACAAACTCTCTATTGGAGCGAGTGCCATCTTTCTTAGCAGGGTCGATTCTTACATCAATCTCGCCAGTATAACCTTTATAACCTTTCATTGGAATAATGTTTGAAATCCAACAAACATCACATCTGGAGCAGCTAACTTTGTCTCCAACTTTGTATGGAAGACTTTCGATGTAATCATTTACGTAAGAGCAAATCTCATTGTTAGCATCATCGATAATGCTTAGTTGCTTGGCAACCTTTACTTTTAATTCTTGTTTTGTCATATCTTTAAAATTATGCCCGAAGGCGTTAGTTATTAATAATATATGTTAAGATAGCACTACCAATGATAGAAAATATTATTATAATTCCCCATATAGCGCATCCTAAGCCAGCTTCTTCGTCTCTTCTTCTTGCTTCTTCTGTCATATCATTATATTTTTAAGTTATTATCTATATGCAAGGCATATAATAAATGTTGGAGTTCGTGAACATAGGTAAATTCAAAATGAAAATAGTGATTACATTCATTTATATATTTCCAATCTCTAAGATTTTCAGATTGACTGATTTGTAAGTCACCATAAGCCATTCTATCAAGCTCGTCCCATTTATCATCTAGTTCCTTGGAAAACTGATAGCCACGCTCTTCACTGCCAACGTAAAACCAGCTTGTGGATTTATTCCATCCATTCTTCTCCAAAATTGCGGGCACAAGATTAATAGGAACAATATCCTTAACCCAAGCACAGCAGTCACCTGAGAGATAGCCTTTCTATCCAAATTCCGAACCTTCGATGTTCTCTAAACAGACAACACCTTTCAGTACTGTTCCATCGTCCAACTCCAAAGTCTTTGATGGGTCTGATGATGTTACTCGGTAAACGACATCTTTAGCTGTACCTAGTGGTACTCCGTTTGTCATCACCAAATCACCTGGTATATATTCTAATTTATTATCCATACACTTTACTTTTTACGATGATTATACTTTTTGATAGCATCATTCTTTGATGCAGCCATAATCTTAATCCCCCTGACAGTGAACTCATGTTGTGCCTTTGGCTGACACTTCTGCTTGTCAGTGGGAATGTTGCCATTTGGTGTATCAAGTCTAGGGCTTGGGGTTCCGAACGGATACTCACTAGCATAAGCCGTGATAGCAGTGTACATCAAAGCCAAATTCATTAATTTTCTGCTCATACCTTTACTTCTTAACTTCTTTAAATATTATACTCTTGCCATCTGAGCGGTCTTCTGACTCACACTGAAATCCATCTGCCCAATCATTATATGTCGGGTTATAACACGTATCATCATGGCAAAAGAAACAACCATCGCAACCATTCTGCTCAACTGCTTCAAGAATGGTTCTTTCTCCAACCTCTTTCATTGCTCACCTCCTTTCGTAATCAAGTCTAACAATTCATCTACGAATACCCAATCAGTAAAAGTATATGCTCTAACTCTAATTTCCCACATTTCTTGATATGTGTCACAAACAGTTTCATTTAACATAGCGTTCATGTCGTAGAGCTTCATATTACTATTCACTTTTGAGAATGCGAGAATCTTTCCGTTATCATTTCTAGGAACTTCGCTAGCAGGATGAATCAATTTGTTCAAATCGTCCAAGAACTCATTGATAGCCCACTTAGCACCTAGTCCAATAGCTTCTTTGATGTCCCCCTCATAGAACATTTCTTCCTTTTCATCATTGTTGAAGACTATCTCTTCGCCATTAAGCAAGAATCTATCCTCGTAGATTTCTTCCTTGGCAGCTTCTATTTTCTTATCGTCTATCATAATTATCTTCCTTTCTTACTATTTTTATCCAATACCTCTTTAATCTCGAAATATTGAGCCTTTACAAAATTTTCCATCTCTAACTTGGTTATTCTACCAATAACTGAAATAGCCCCATCCCTTACAGATACTGAGAAATAATCAGTATTGATAAAACTAAGATTAATATCTATGCTTTCATCATTCATAATCTACCCTTTCTTTTTCTGAGTTCTAACATTCTCCTAGTTCTACGGCTTTCCTTGCCACTAGGAGGATTACCAGCGAGTTTAAAATGTGGAATGCAATCATAACCACGATAGATATGAGCTTCATTGATTGCATTGATTTCTTCACTAGTCAAGGCTTCTTTAAGTGATACACCAGTTGGTGTTACAATTATCTTTGCTTCGTCTCTAATCATTGCTCACCTCCTTCCCAATCATCAGTCGTTCCTAGTAGATGTGCTGTATCTTCGTTGTAAGGAATACAATACTTACGACTAAATCCGATACAACGAAAAGGATATTGTGATTCTTCTCTATAATGAGAAAAGAGTTCAGCTTCCCATACATCATCTTTCTCATTTCGCCCCAACACTTTATCAAATGGCTTAAACTCGCACTTTGGCTTCAAGTCCACAATCTGTTTCTTCTCAATATCCCAGCGTTTGCCTTTCTTTGCGAGAGCATCAAAGAGCTGCTGCTTCTCAGAGTCAGTTGCTAGACGAAGACTATAATGAATTCTTGTGTAACCATATTCAGCTATAGTAAATTTATCGTCAGTATTATAGAAAGCATAGTAAAAAGCTCTTTCGTCTCCATCTTTATATTCACTTCTTAAGATGAAAATACAATTTGCATAATATCCACTTTTAATTCCTTTCATAAACACAATATCCCCATCCTTGAACTCTGGCTGAGTCTTCTCTACTTCAAGAGTCTCACGATTGAGTTTGCCACCTAATTTTTCCTCAATACATTTGATAAAAGATTTCGCCTCCTTTTCTGATGCTAAAGTATGTAAATTGGTATCAAGAAAACCATCTTCTACCAAATTAATTGTCTTTGCATAGAAACTAGTATAGTTGTCATTTGCCCATCTATCGAAGAGTATCTTTAAACCTCTGCTATTTACCAACACATCACCCCTCTTCCAAGCAAACTTCTCCCAATCACGCATTTCTTTTGATGGAAAAACAACACATTCTCCGTCATCATACAATTTGCCATTTTTATCAAGATACCCTTCTCCACCATTCATAAAACCAAACTTTGAATTATAGAAGGATATTTTGAAACTTTTATCATCTACTTCTTCTAACTTGCATTTACCACAAGCGGAAGAATACAGCTTAGTTCCTCGCGGCTTATCCTTTAGGATTTTCGCTATGTTTATCTTTTCTTTCATAACCATAAACTTGCTTTATAAAGATTAAACCATACCTTATTACTCTGTTTACTCTTGTAAACATTACCTTCAAGGTCGAAATAAACACGTTTCTTTTGATTGAACTTCTTCATCATTGGCTGATTATCCTTGTATGTCGTTACATCATACTCAATCAATGAAGAACCACGTTCATTCTTTGTTGGAGGATAACCTGATTCAGGTATGAAACGTACCTCAAATTCTTTATTCCCAATTTCAAAATTTGCTGTAGCCATATTACTTTATTCTTTTGAATTGAACATTCTTTCCGTCTTTACGCTCATTTGATGCGCACTTGATTCGATTACACGTTTCTATATTGATAATGTTTGCAATTTCATCAAAGAAACAACCAGTACAATCAGCTTCCTTGGTCTCAACAACCTTTAACACGACTTCTGCGCCAATAGGTAAATCTTCCATAATTAAACCTCATCATTGTATTTATAGACAAGCCCGACAACTAAATTGACAAGTTCGTGATTTGTCATAGCTCTAGAGTCTGTATTACCAAGTCTCAGCTCATCAATTATACATTCTGCAACCTTCTTGATGTGTCCCATCTTTGACAGAGGGAAACGCTCAATGTCGGCAGCCTTGTCAAGGTGGAAACTCTCACGAAGGTAATCTGCACGAATAATGTTAACTGTTGAAGACTGTCGAGTAACTACCCATACACCCTCTTCTATAGAGTCATACAATAGCATATTCGTAGGTTCATACTTTCCATTTATCTTTCTATAGAAAGTCTTCGATATATCAAGGTCAGGAATCTTGTATTCCTGATAGCGACCTTTACTGTTCTTTGTGTAAAGTTTTGGAATCTTTTTCATTTTTCTTACGTTTTAAGTTAGCTATTCTAGTCTCTCTGAGATATTCCTCAGATTTCTTCAATCCGAGTTTCTTAGCTTGTTTAGCGACCGCGTAAACGCTTCTGCCAACTATTCTAGCAATATCTTTGTTAGAGGATTCTGGGTAACCTGTTTTCAATGCTCTTAATTGAGCTTCATTCCAAGGAGTGCCAGTGTTATCTTGTGCGTCTTCTCCATCTACGATAATTCCGTTTATATCAAGATTAAGACCACTGAATATACAAGCATCTGCAAGTGCTTTTTCGGCACGTTTATAATCAAGCACCTTTTTCCCGATGATTTCGAATCCGAGAGAGAGTTTGTCAGGGCACTCTGAAAACACTTTCTTATCTACAGATTCAGGATATATAGCTTCCACGGCATTACGCATACGAGAATGAACACCCTTAATTGGGATAATAAAGTATTCTGCAATATTGGTTGCCCAAGAACCATTATATTCATCCATTGTCTTTTTAAATGCAGAAACAGAAGATTCAAGCATTCCGCTCAATATTCCAGACATAACAGTCATCGTGTACATCTTATGCCTTTCGATATGATACTTTGAAAATTGGTTATCTAACGCATAATAACATTTCCTTACATCATCTTGTAGATTGAACTTGATGATAAAAGTAAGCTTATCCCATATCTCAGACATGCCGTCAGCTTTCATTCGTTCTTTGAATAAGTCAATCAGTTCATCTGAAAATTCCTTCGCTTCTGTCATTCTTCTCTTTACGTCAAACTTAAATAGCTTTTCATCTTCCGATACCAGTTTAAATGTTTCATCTATGTTAGACTTGACAATTTTAGCAAAGCCGCCAACCATCGAGTAGAAAAGCATGTAGAGTTTGCTTATCTGTTCTTTTGATGGAACTGCAAGAGGAACACTTGCGAGTACACACGAATTATTTGGATTCCAATTTGTCTGCATACTATTTAAGAAAGACTTTAAACACACCACCTATTGCATTATCAATACTAATGCCTTCTGTTAGAAAATCACTTTTGAGAATATCATCAATAGAGTAACTCCAATCGCAACGACCTGTAAGACCACCCCAAGGGCGAAATGTCTTAAAACCAGATGATACATTATTGGCTGTATCGTAACTGTACACATATTTATTATAACGTATAGCAACACTTTTGTCGTGCTTAGATAAACCGTCCAAAGGAATCCTATAAACGTAATATTTTAGAGTCAACGTAATTCTATCATCGGTTGCATCAATGTCAAAGTCGCTACGACACTCGCCAAATTTATCATTGGTAACATGTACGTTTCCATACATATCTTCTATCGCATTCATCTTTTTTACCGCTAATCTTTTCATTAGGCTTTCTGTAATACCTATTTGTTTTCTAGCCTCAACAAACGATTTAAGAAGTTCTTGTTGCAGCAGTCCGCATTCTGTAGTTACTTGTGCAGACAAATTATTGATTACCATTCCGTCCATATTACTTTGATTTTAAGTTTCCGTATGCAGCATAGAAGCTGTCAAGCTGCTGCGTTGCGTGTACTAGCTTCTGATTGTAGCTATCTCGCTCTGCCCTAGCCTTATAGATAAAGACGAAGCTAACGATGAATGATATTACTACCGTTACCACGATGAACAACCAAGGCAGCTTGTGTACTGCCTTGTTGATTGCTCGTCCTATGTTTCTTATGATAACCCAAGAATAAACTCCGATGAACACTACCGCCTGTTTTGTGGTTGCGTTCTCAATACGTTCTTTCTGCGTCATTTTGAAATATTTTTTGTTAATGATTATATGTGACAATCATACATCGTTAGAAGAGTGTCAGGAGGAAGTGATGCAAGAAGTTGTTTCACTTCTTTGCTCCATGCATCTTTGTCTTTTTCGTCTGATACCACGGCAAACCAACCCATTTTTCCACGTTCATACCATTTCCCATCCTTAACAACAGCGAATACTGATATTTCTTCTACATTGGATATATCCTTAATGCGAGCTTGGTCGCAACGACCTTCTGCCTTTAATTTTTTGAAATAGTTAATGCCTTCTCTTGAATAGAATGTAGGAGCAAATTCTGGATAGAATAATGGAGCATCCATTGATATATCCTTTAATTGAAGTCTTCCAGCATATCTGCCTCCCATTTGATACCAATCCCATTTGGCATCATTATTATAGGTGCGCCAAACGCTGCCGTCCTCATGTATCTCAATATCCTCGCTTCCTTCATCTATATCCATACGATAATATTTCACGGCATCCTCATACATCTGTTCGTCCGTCCAGTTAAGATGCTTTGGAAATTCGTTCTCGATATAATCTACATGTTCCTTGCAACAGTTGGCAAGATATGCATCTTTATCTTGTAGGAACACATCATAGTAATTCTTTTTGTATTCCTCAATCTCCTTACGTTTTTCACTAATAAGCTGCTCTTTAGTCATGTATAAATGCATAGGCAGCTCTAGATTTTCATCATACTTGGCGAGTTGTTTCTCTGGCTCATCGCCAATTACCAATGTTAAAAAATGACTCATATTTATCTATATATTAATTCGTTTTCAATTCTAGAATTTACTTGGTTCGGTTGCACCAGTTATCGGTAGATTTCCAATAACCAGCTAACCATATTTCTTTCTTGGATGCGTCAGGATGCTCACTGAGCCATTCCTCTGCCATTTTACTTACGTCTGCCATTTTGGTCTCGTTTTGATTCTTTTTCAAGTTTTCTCTTTAGCTTTTCAAGAGGTGATTTTTTAATATCAATACCAGTTAAGCGACAATATTCTTCGTAGGATATTGCTTTTCTTCTAGATTCCTCATCTTCTTTCTTTTGTTTTTCTGCCAACTTTTGAGAATAAACTTCAGCTCTCTTTTCATAGAGTTTATTCATGTATTTTTCGAGAGCAATAAAAAGTTTTTGAGGATTCAATGTCTTTCCTACATAGATTTCTCCATACTCACCCATAGAAAACTCGTAGAAGAATCTAGTAAGCTCACTAGGCGTTAGGTGATAGTATTCTTGTCTGATACGCTGCGCCATCGCCTTGAACTGGTAAGGAGTAGTTGAATCGATAGCACCAATAACCATGAACAAGTCGATAAGCATCATCTTAATCCAGAACTCGCTTGCACCATCTTTGAAGTACTTATCAATCTCAACAAACGACATACCGCCTCTAGCTACAGAATCATATACAGATGTAATTGCATCTGTCCGATTTTGCAGAGTAGGATATTTATCCAAGAATAGCGCATATTGTTTACCATATTTTGCTACCGCTTGGCTACATTCAGTCGGCAAGGATTGAACTAATTTTGTTGAAAGTTCGTTGCTGTTGTTCATAACTATTCACACCATTATTTTTTGGAGCAAACAACCCTGTGTAGTTGTTGCCCATAGAATACTCAACGATAACCTTTGCATATTCGGGATTTCCGCTTGATAACTGTAGAAGTTTCTTTTTAAGAGCTTCTAACCCACGTGGCTTATAAGTCTGACGTTTCTCTTTCTTGTACGCAAGCCACATATCAAGAGCTTCTTTGCAAGGATAATATTCTTCTTGTTTCTGCTCTGTAGTAATCTCGAAATCCGACAAATCATTTCCTAATGAGAATGCAGCACCCATAAGAAATATTCTCTGTTTCTCTGCGTCATTAGGGAACAATTCGCTAGACTTCTGACGTATGTTAGTTGGTAACATCATAAGCTATTGTATGTAATTTTGTTGTCTTTCTATATCATGTTGAATGTGCAGTAATGCGATATATTCATCAGAATCGGGAAAATCAAATCCAGCATCTTCTTTTGCCCACGATTTAAAATCAGAAATTGATTTGCTCATTTCGTCTTTTGTGAGGTCGGCAGAAGAACGAAGATACTTATAGCATTCTCCTGTAAATTTATCAACCCCTTCTCTAAGGAATATATCTTTGTTCACTACTAGCTTATAGAAATGTGTTTTGACTTCATCTAGAGTGTAGCCGTATTGAAGAGCAAAGGCAGATAGAAGTAAATGAAGGTAGGCATTCTGATTTAATGAACGCCCACGCCTCTCTTTTAATTCTACCATAGCACATTTGTTCTCCAATTCGGTTACTTTTTCTCTAAACTTTTCCAGTTCAAACACATTTTTCAGATTGAACCACATAAGCGTTGAATGCTCGTTTGATTAACTCTACGCTAGAAGGGCAAGTCATCAGAAGATGGAGCAGCAGATTGCGGTTGCTGTGGCTGTGCAGGTGGAAACAGACTTTGCTGATTCGTCGGGTTTGCCACGCCAGCAGCATTAGCAGAACTTGCCATAGCTTGTTGTGCCGCCTGTGCGCCAGACTGAACATTGCCACTAAAACCGCCATCTTGTGTAGGAGCTTGCTGTGACATCTTAGTAACATTCCAAGCACGAATCTGATTAAAAAATCTGCCTTGATATTCATGCGCATCAATATCAAAGCTAACGTTAATAACCTCGCCAGATTGAATGCCAAAATTCGCAATTCTATCAGCTCCAAAAACATCAAAAGCCATCTTCTTAGGATATTGCTCTTGTGTTTCTATTACATAGGTCTGAGATTTCCACTCACCTCTTGCAGATACGCCGCTTCTTTCAGGTAAAACGGCAATAACTTTTCCTTGAATTTCCATTATTTTTTATTTAAAGAATTTTGTAAAACCAAATCAGCCAACTCTTCAAAGTAGGCAACATCCTTAATAGCGGAATCTTGTTCACCAGTAACCTTTGATGCTATAGAACCTTTCTTCATAATCAAGCTATAAAGATAACTGTCAATAGTATCAATTCCCATCAGAATCCACGATGTAACAGCATTCTTCTGTCCGTTACGATAAGCACGGCATTCACACTGAGATAAGTCTGCCATCGTCCAAGGTAACTCCGTGAATACGACATTCGATGAAGCTGTAAGAGTTAACCCTACACCAGCAGCCTTAATGGAACAGATAATGATTCGCTTCTTCTTAGCTTGAAAAGAGTCAATAGCCCATTGTTTCTGCTGCTGATTATCAGAGCCAGTAACGGAACATACCTCATTAGGAAACTCCTTTTTGATTGCATCAACAACATCACGATGTTCTGCAAACACAATTATCTGCTCTTCCGTATCATGTAGAAACTCGATTGTTGCCTTCATCTTTCCCTTTCCAGATATAGAACGAAGATTCATAAATTTAACTAATGCCTTCATTCGTAGCTTTTTTCTAGCTTCATCCTCAGAGCAATTCTTATATTCAAGAAGGAATGTAAGCAAGTCTTTCTGACAAGTATCATATTCTTCTTGTGTTTCAGAATCAAGAGCAACACTAATTGTTGTTCTTGTTAGTTCAGGCAAATCTTTGAGCACATCTTTCTTTTCTCTGCGAAAGTAACACGTTTCGTGTATCTTCCGGTTAAGCTCTTCAAGATTCTCGTTCTCACCGTACCTGTTACAGAACTCGCCAAACCCTCCGAACTCGTCGTCCAGACGACCGAGGATAGCAAGCTGACAGGCTAGGTCTGTTGCGTGATTGACAACAGGTGTACCTGTAAGCTCATAGATATACTCCTTACCTTGGCACAATCCCATGATAATTTTAGACTGCCTTGTTGATGGGTCTTTGACTCTTGCAGACTCGTCAATAATTACAGACTTGATAATTTTCAGTTCATTACGGAACAAAAAGTTTTTAAGTCTTAATGGTTTAGAACCCAAGTCCACAACAAAGTATTTTGCAAGAGACTCGTAGTTGCATATAACAACATCATACAAATCCATCTTAGTAAGATGATAGCCGTATGTTGCGTTTACAGAATCCGTAAGGATAAGCGGACGAAGATTTGTGAATCTCTTGATTTCACGTTCCCAATTGACTTTGAGGGCAGCAGGGCAAATAACCAAGCAAGGAGTCGCTTTTGCACGTTCAATGGCAACAATAGACTGAATCGTTTTGCCCGTTCCCATGTCATCCCCATTTATGCAACGCTTCATAGCGAGTTCCATGCGTACACCCTCTTCTTGATAATCGTATAATTTCGGTTTATCTGACATAACAAATAATTATAATAAACACCACATGCGGAAAGCCCATTCAAGAGCCTTCTCTCTACCACGCAAATACAACTCGTCACCACGTTCAATCTTTTTGTAGAACACTTTCTTCTTAGTCTTTGAAACTGCAAAGATAAAGTCTTGATTTCCATATCTAGGGTCAATGCTGTGCGTCAAGTCCATATACCATGCACGGCTTCTATCCCAGTCCACGAAATCAATCTGCGCTTCAAATTGTTCTTGTGACGTAGCTGCGGTAGTCTTCAAGTCACCGCCAAACTCGCCAAGCCACCAGTCGAACTTACATCGTACAGGCAGTTCAAACTCGAAGCCTTGATATTCCATCTTCATGTGTGGATTGATGAATGTTTTCTGACCGACCGCATTCTTTAGAACAAAATCAAGAAATCTGTCCTTTGTTGCTTGTTTCTTTAAAACTGCAAGTCTGTCTAATCCCCATTTCCAATCCTTCTCTGTATATTTCTCATCATCAACCGTCATAGCGTAATGATTACACTTTTCTGGTTCAGTAACGAGAGCATCAACGAGAGTACCAAGATGGAATGCCTTTTTCTTGTCTGATTCCTTAACGAAGTTGAGCTGTGGGTTAAGAGCGAACTTCAATGCGGTGAGGTCTGAGTTGGAAACCTCACCACGTGAATAATAAGGGTCAAACGGTTGCTCTGCCATATTACTTAGCTGTTACTTCATCCTCATATTTAATATAAGGAGAAACGATATACTCTTCTTCGTTGTTGGCATGTTTCTCGCAAGCCTTGCGCATAAACTCCAACTTAGAAGCAAGTTTGTCAGGTGACATAAAAGAACCCTCAATCGTCCACCACTGCTGAATAATATCGAGCCAAGCGTTTTTGTCAGTAACGACAAGACGTTTTGTGACCTTTATTTTCTGCTTACTTGTGTTGCCAACAGAAGTCTGAGCGAAGAGCGATTGAGCTTGTGCAGTAGCATGTTGTGCTGCGTTTTCAGCATCACGTTTTTCTTGCTCTGCTGCAAGCTTGCGTTGCTGCTCTTCCTTGGCTGCTTCATCAGCCTTACGGATAGCCTCTTCTTTAGCCTTACGTTCAGCTTCAGCAGCGGCAGCTTCTGCCTCCTTGCGCTTGCGTTCTTCTTCGGCAGCTTTCAGTTCTGCCTCCTTGCGCTTGCGTTCTTCTTCGGCAGCTTTCAGCTCTGCCTCCTTGCGCTTGCGCTCCTCCTCATCTTTGATGCGCTGAATTTTTTCTTGCTTTTTGCGCTCTTCCTCGGCAGCCTTACGTGCTTCCTCTTCCTTGCGTTTGCGTTCCTCTTCAGCCTTACGTGCCTCCTCTTCCTTACGTTTGCATTCCTCTTCTGCCTTCTTGATTTCAAGAAGTTCAGCAATCTTAGAATCAAACTTCATAAGGAGTTCGTCACGTGTAGCAGTGACAGTCTGCTTATAAGACGCAAGCAATGATGCGGAAATTTCCTTGTATGCGCCGTTCATAATATCCTTTGCGTCATTCTCTTCAATTTCAGAAGAGTATGAAGGCTTGTTATTAACAAACAGATGTCCGAGGTCAAGGACATCAGAACACTCTGTAATACGTTTCTTAACTTCATCCTTGTTATCAAGGGTGAGAAGAGAGAACGTATTATTAAGTGAGTTGATAGCAGCAGAAGAATGCTCAGTAAGAAGATTGTTGAGCGTATCAATAGTATCAGTCTTCAACTTAATCTTAGCCTCCTTAATTCGCTCTTGTCGCAAGCGTTCTTGCTCTGCTTTTCTCTGCTGTTCTAGCTTGTAGGCAGCATACTCATTGCGCTTCTCCTGAATCTTATAGACAACAGAATCTGTATTCTTGGCAGAGATGAGACTCTCCATCATTGTAAATCCTTTACGGACAATATCGAACACTTGGGTAACACCCTTACGTTTCTCCGTCATTGCTTTCTCTGTCAGTTTAGCCTTCTTGATAAATTCAGCAGCTTTCTCGTCAAGAGCATCATTCATACCAGAAGCACTAATATCAGACAGAAGAGATTCACCTGCCTGAACACATGCCTCATAAGACTTTCTGTTAGCTTGCACCGCATTTTCCGTATCGGATTTGAGCGTTGCAATCTGTCTTGTAATATTGTTTGCTTGTTGTTGTACCAACTGCAATTCTGTATTTTCAGCCATACTTTATAAATTAAAATGGAGAATCATCGTCAACCTTTGCCTTGACACCATTTTTCTGTGTCTCAGTTTGCGAAGCACCAAAAGCTTCTTGTTGCTGCTGTTGTTGAGGTTGGCTGTCAACATCAGCTTGCAACATACCGCCAAGACCGACTGGCAACTTAGGGTAAGTCTTAAAAGCATGCTTACAAGTCTTAGAGATAAGGAATCCTGTATCAATATCCTTGAAGTACATTTTGCCATCATTACCAGTATAACTACCTCCATATAGAGCGTTAGCCTTGTGGTCTTGACCGCCAAATTTAGCAGAATATTCACGCAATCTGTCGATACCTTCACGGTCAAGAACGAAGTAATCGTATGAGTTATTTGGAAGGATAATCTTTACGTAACAAGCAACGATACGTGAATTTGCTGGTCGTGGATAGGTCTTCACATAATCAACAAATTTATGACCGTCACGCTCGCCGAAGCGGAAATCATCGCAATCATATACCACTACAGGGTTGTCACAACGAAGAATCTGTCCAGCCCTTTGACGAAGAAGAATCTCACCATATCCTGTATATGTAATCTTAGCAGTATAAGTTGATTGTCGGGTATTCTTGTCGTAGTTGCTATAACCCATAAGGTAACAGAGTGTTGTAGTTCCCTTTTCTAGCGACAATCCATTAATCGCTAAATTCATAAAGGCATCGTGAATATTCAACGATGTTGCTTTTTCGAGATACCCCTTAAATGAGCCATTGAGAAGTTCATTATTAAACAGAGCTTTCTGTTCTTCAAAGAACACTTCTCCACCCTCTCCGAACTTCTGATTGTACACCTCAATAAACTTGTCTCTTGCCAAATCGCAAATCTGATTATGAGGCGTTTTATTTAACTGTTCTATATCCATTTGTATAGATTTAAAAATTAGTGAACTCTATCAATATAACTAAAGTACGTTTCCACCATTACAGAACCAGTAGTTGTAGGTCTTTCGTAATAATGTGGAATCGTACCTAACTTTCTGCCATCACCATCTTGGTAATTCAGAAAAATAGCTCTAGCCGCCACTTCTCTTGACTTGTTTGCAGTAAGTTCCATCAAGCAAGCATGTAACTTGCGTTGATGGATTACTGCATTAGCCATTCTTGGCGGCATAGATGCTATAAGTTTGTCGATTTTACTCATTCTTTTCCTCTTTGTTTTCGGAAGATGGAGCGTGATGTTCGAATACATCGAAGACCTTTGTTTCGTTGAGACCTACGATGTCGTAATCAATCATTGTTTTCCCCATTACCTCATCAATATATCGAAGAGCACGTGCCAACGACTTAGCCTGAACCAGATAAGTTACGTTAGAACGCTTCTCTTTTTCGGATTTCTCATCAATAGTGATAAACTGGAGTTTTGCCTTGTACCACTTATCATCATCATCCAAGTCAGAGAAGAAAATCTCGCCATAATTGGTTTTCTTTGCGCTTGTAACGGCAGAATCGCCACTAATATAGCAACTCATTTCTTCAATGACAGATGTTTCTGCCCCGGTGCAAGAAAGTGCATCAACAACATAAAGTTCATTGACTACTTTTTCCGAGCCATCCTCCATTGTTTTTTGGTACTTGATTCTAGTCTCATACCAAGATGCTGTTCTTGCTCTCATTACTCACCATCCTTTCCTTCTTCTACCAAAGACGCAAGCTTATCGAATAAGTCCTTGGCAACCTCGCCTTTGATTTCGATGCACTTTACGTTGCTGTCACCATCACCGTCACCTTCGCCATTGTGAAGTGTTTCATTCTCGCTCTCCAGGCGTTTGCGAAGAGCCAAATTCTCGTTGTTGTGCAACAACTGGTCGAGAATCAGTACACAATTTGTCTTCTCGATTTCTGCGTCATTACGAACAACCTCATCAGTACCATTGATGATTTTCACCAATTTATCGTACTCTTCCTTTGTCTCACAGTTACGTGCGACACAACCGATAACCTTAAAACGGTCAATCTCAAAAACCAACTTAATTTTGTCTTTTGCCATAATAGCTACATATTTAATTAAACAATAATAATCTTTCTCTTTCTACTCTTTTCTTTTTGCATCGCTTTACGCTAGCCTTGCAAAGTTCAGTATTATTTCTGTAATAATCTCTTTGCTTTTGCAGTCTTTCTTCACGATTTCTCATATATCTTTCGTGGTCGAGCTGACTGCGCCTTGATTCACTTCTCATTTTGCTAATCTTCTTTATCAAGACCTAGCATCATCGCTATTGCGCCAGCAACTGCGAACATAAGAAAGGTTGCAGCAAGCGCAAATAAAATTATACTCATAAATCAAAACATTTGATAACTTTCTTGCCGCATACAGTCTTGCTTGCGAAGTTGATTATCTCAGCAGCAACTACAAGAATAAGCATAGCAACAAGATAGCATATATAATACATACCTTTCATAATTCAAAAGTCTTTTTTAACTTTTCTATCTTTTCAGAATTTAATCTACGATAACAATCGAAGTAGCCAGTTACATATATGGAGAACAGATTTAATGCTCTCATATTAAAGTAACCATCATCACAAAATTCCAATATCTTACAAACTAACGCCCAAGGCTCGTTTGCGTCTAGCCCCATAATTTTCATGCGTTCAAAATCGCCTTTTGTCAATGGGTCTTTCTTTAATTCTTCAATCGTTAATCTCGCCATTATTCACCTCCAATACTTTGAAAAAATGAGCCTCGGCAGTTGGCAAAATTTAAGTGATGAATCCTACAAGGATTGTATTGACTATTTCCCGATGGTCGGTCGGAACTGCCTTGGCTCGTTAAACATTGACCTATTCTAAAGAAGTGGAGATTTGAGGAATCGAACCTCATCGGTTGGAAACATCCCATTGGATTTCGGTCAGCAGTCATAATAAGAGTTTTTTATTTTTGTAGGTTCTGCCTCCTAATTTCTTGTATGTTCCGTACTTTGCCATACGCTACGGTCACAATCTCCAGTTACCGATGATAGCTACCAGATTTCAATAGTGCTACTAGTTCTAGCAGTGTACCATTATCGTTCTTGCCCAAGGAACACTATCATCGGTGTGGGCTTCATGGTTATGAAAGAAAACTAACTTCAAAGAATAATCGGTGCAGTGCTCAGACTATTACATAGTGAACATCACGCAAGTTCCACCACACCGATTCACGTGAATTGCATATATAACGGGCAAATGAAAAACTACATATCGAACAATGTAGGTGCATTTGTATCAGCCTCGGCAGCTTTGCAATTCTTTACAGCTTCATTAAAGTAACTATCCTTTAATTCAAAGCCGACACCAAAGCGACCCATCCTAATTGACTGATACACCTCAGAACCGATTCCAAGGAATGGCGTAAGAACCTTATCACCCTTGTTGCTCCAAAGAGTTATTGCTCGCTCGATTGTTTCCAATTGTAGAGGGCAGATATGCTTCTCGTCATTCTCGTCACGCCCCTTAATACCATTAAGTGTTTTAGAATAATCAATATCCATCCACACTGGCGAAGCGTACTTTTGCCAAGTATCAACAGATATATCACAATGAACTGGGTGTTCATGCTCGCCTTCCTTTCGGAATACCATAAGATAGTCAGGGATGCCGACACGACTCATAGCCGCATCTTTCTTTACTTGCTTATGGAGAAGACCGAGTGCCTTTGTTCTCTGCATTTCAGTTACAGGATTCTTCCAAATCGTTACTCTTGAGTGATAGATGAAACCTACTTCTTGAAATGCTTCAAGAATCATACCTGAGAAGTCACGAAGACCGATATATCCTTCCTTACCTTTTTGGATAGGCAAGTCCATACAATGTACGGCAACGTTACGACCGCTCCAAAGAACTCTGTATAGTTCTTTAACAAGATATTTGAAGGCAGTAAAGAACTCCTTATAGTCCTTTGAGTTACCCATATCTTCCAACTTATCGGAATAAGTGTAAAGTTCCGCAAATGGTGGAGAGAAAATAGAGAATCCAATACTCTCATCGGGAACATTCTGAATAAGCTGCACACAATCGCCTAGGCGAATGTCACAGTTTTTTGATTGATACTTATTATCAACTTCCATCTTCTTTAACTTTATCTGATTATTGATGTTACGACACATAGCTTCGGTCATAGACTTCTGCATTTCAAGGAACTGCTTTTGCTTTTCCTCGAATGATGATTTCACGTTCTGCATCGTATCAAGAGTAATGATGTGGATATTCACCTCATCTTTCTGACCGAAGCGATATGAACGTCTGATACCTTGATAGGTAGCTTCAAATGAAAAATCAAGTGAAGCAAACATCTGATTACGGCAGTTCTGATAGTTAAGACCGAATGATGCAATCTTCAACTTAGTGACAAGCACCCTAAACTCGTTGTTAGCAAATCCGAGCAACTTATCTTTCTTGTATTGCTTGCTATCACTACCTTTAACCTCAACTGCATCGGGAATCAGTTCACGAAGAACCTTGCCTTCCTCATCTTGCCCAATCCAGATAATCCAATTCTCAGAAGAAGCATTAACAATCTCAGCAACTCTTTCAAGACGTTGCTTGATAGTTCTTCTAAGCTCTTTATGGAAATCCGTTGCTGATACAGCCATATCATTAAAGAGAGCACCGTTATCTTTCTTCTCAGTAACGATGTAATCTTCAATAACATTCATCGGTGGAAGAATATATCCATCATCGCTAAAACCAATATCAGATGGTTTACTGAGCATGACTGCCCAAGTAGAAACGAAATCCCAAAAGTCTTGTTGTGCATGTCCTTTCAGCCTCCAATCAGATGTAGAACCTCCATCATGTACAAAGTACATCGCAAGCATTTCGTTTCTTGTCATAATATTCAAGAACTCTGCATGATTACAAAGCTCTGTTGTATCGTTTGGAGAAGGTGTTGCAGTACAACACAACTTATAAGGTGTATTTTTGAAATCCTCAATAAGAGCGGTTCTAGTCTTTCCTGCAAAGTTCTTTAATATTGAACTCTCATCAAGAACGACACCACCAAATAGATAAGCATCTATGTTATCCATATTGTCATAGTTGGTAATATAGATACCAGCCGCAAGGTCTTGGTCGAATGTCGTAAGAGCAATCTCAGTTACTTTGTACCCGAACTTTTCTCCTTCCTTTATCGTCTGTCCTACAACACCTAAAGGAGCGAGTATTAATACAGATTTATTGATGTGATTTACAACTTGCTGTGCCCACTCTAAAGATTGTATCGCCTTGCCACTTCCGCAGTCCTCAAACATAGCAAAGCGACCAACTTTCAATGCTCGTTTAACGCAATACTTCTGAAAAGGGAACAATAGAGGATTCAAATCACTATCCTCAACATCAAAACCGCTTTCTTGAACGGCAGTCTGTTTCTCCGAGAGAAATTTCAGATAACCGTCTAATTCTTTTGTATTCATATATTAAACTGTTTTTAAAAGGATGCTTCGTTTCCGAGGTCTCAAAAGGCACACCATCTGCCAAACTTACGAGAGGTTTTATTTCCTCTTATGGTGCGTTCCCAATCCATGCTCTTGCCCAATGAGCAACTCCACATCCTAGACTACGACAACCGAAGTCAGCGTAGGGGCGGTTTAACAACTAACCAAATTTTGAAATTATGAATGAAATTAAATCTCACAATAACTGTCTCCGTCAGGTGGATAGTCGATTATCTTCCAATCATCCTTCTTTAGATGTATTGCTTCACGAAAAACCACAAACGGCTCACCATTATGACGTTTCTTATTGTGTGCGACAATCTTGTTGATACACCCCTTGGCAGTTATTCTGAACTCCCTGAGAGAATGAGTGTACTTTGATTTCACATCGCAAACAATCAATTTTCCATCTTCCCAGAATATGAAGTCTGGTTTATAGCTATGACCGCTAACCATCAGTTTTTTATCGTACCGAACCTTTGTTTTGAGTTGCTTCGGCACAAGCATATAAAGGGATTTGAATATATTGAGTTTCACTTGCCTATGAATACAAGAAACTCGTTTATCAGCAAGAAGAATTTTGTGATACAGATATTCTTCTCTACTATCGTACTCAGTACCATCTTTCGATGTGTACTTGTGTTGAACAACTCTAGCAACAGACATAGCTAATATTCTTTAGATACTTTACTCGGATTCCAAACTAGTTGTTGGTAAGCAGCATTGCCAAACTTCTGCCATTCTCCTGTCGCAAATTCAACAAGCCAATCATTTGTATGAGCAATCAGACAACCTCTAGTCTTGTTGTCTTTGAACTGACAAGTAACTGACTTGCCATCTTCACCGACATCAACAGACTGCAAGCATTTCAGACCTTGCAGCGTTTTTAAGTGGTCTCTGTGAACCTTTATACTATATATAATCTTCATGTTCTTTTCGTAAAAAACCTTGGAGGCAGACTAACTTAATAATCTGACCGCCAAGGAAAAACAGCCTAATTTTAAAATTTAATCATTTTCTTATGACAAAGTAAAAATGCGCCCTTAGATGGTATCGAGCCATCTTCTCTACATACTGGTCGGAGCATTAAATCTGCGTATGTAGCGCATTACCTAATTGCTTTAAGGGCAAAACTCAACGACTTATCCCAAGCAGTTGAGAAAAAATAAATTATTTAAGTAAACAAAACACTTAAAAAGTGCCGATTTCAAATAAAGTACAACTACTTTCACAAGCTGTCATACAAGTATGAAAGATAATTAATAATTAAAAAATGTATTGATATTGAGTAGTTCCAGACTGAATCGAACAATCTCTAAGAGAACCAAAATCTCTTGTGCTACCGTTACACCATAGAACCATGAAGCATCATATTCTCACGAACTTGATGCTAAAACTTAGAAAACTAATTAACTTTACCTTATAACCTTATAACCAAAAAAATGAGTGTTGCAGGTGCAGAATTCGAATCTGCGACCTCTAGGACATGAACCTAGCGAGCTACCACTGCTCCAACCTGCGATTTGTGCAGCCTATCTTCACAGACAGACTGCATTGCCATCATTGTCAAATTCAAATTCAAATTTTGTTAATTAAAATATAAACAAACAAGTAATCAAATAAAATATTTATGCAAAAACATTTAGAACTTTGGAGATATTGGCGGATTCGAACCAACACTTCCATACGGTAAGAACGGTATCTTCAAGTTGTATGACGTGCTTCCGTTTACACTAAATATCTCTTTGTTGTTATTTAATTAAAGTATTGAGAAGTAATCTCTACTTTAAAGTAGTGTTTGAGTCTCATTCTTTGACTCAACTCTGTTCAGAGTTGGCTAGACTGCTATCTCTGAATTATCATTATCCTTTGCTTTCCACGACAATTCTTCTCGCTTGGCTGGATGCCAATATCATTTCCGTGGTAGTTCATCGGTGATAACTTCATCAATAACAGAATTACTAGTCTTACGTATATCGCATACCCTTTCGTAATCTCACCGCGTGCCAGTGCCGCTCCTTTACTACATTCTTATATGCGCATACTATTCTGTGCATTTTACCAATATGTCAAAGAACTCTTCTCTAGCTTTCAGTTTCATCACTTGCAGTGATAATCTGATTCTAAAAGAATTGCGGTTTCAGCAGGATTCGAACCTACGACCTATCGGTTAACAGCCGACCGCTCTAACCATCTGAGCTACGAAACCATATTGGGCGAGCATATAAAAGAAATAGTTAAAGTTAAAAACTCGCCCATCCACCACACTTGGTGATATTAAACAACAGAACTCTAATATACACGATGGCTTTCAAGCAGATTATCTATATCGCTTGCGAGGAAGAATGCAGAGTGACCTATCATGCAGTGTGGTAGCTTTCCGCTCTTTCTCAATTCAACGATGAACGACTTTCCCATACCTATGTATGATGCAGCTTCATCAGTTGATAGCCATTTCTTAGCAATCTTTTCGACCACTACTTTCTTCTTCGGTGTTGCCATTTTATTATTCTCCTATTACTTTTCAAGCATCCTTTGCAGAAATGCTTTTTCGTTTTCTAGGCATTGTACTCGTTCTTCAAGCCTTGCCTTTTCGATTCGTAATTGTGTTGCGTCATCTGTCTGACCTATCATTACAGGTGCATCACCTTTTCCGTAGATGAGCCATTGTAAATCAACCTTTAGGTTAGAGCAAATAGCCATCATAGCTGCCTTGGTAAAATTCTGCTTACCTCTTAGCATCTTTGATAGGTTAGAGCAATCGAGACCAACATCAATCGAAAACGACCTTGTGGACTTATAGTTGCCCAACTCTATAACCTTTGCAACCCTCTGACGAACCTCTTCTTGATTATATTCTATCTTCATTATTTCTCTTCAAATAACTATATTTAACCAAAAAAGTTTGGTGGAACGAAGTTAAATAACTATCTTTGCAGTGGATAAATAGCTTAGACGGTGTTTTGAACTCCGTCCCACCTTTTTCGTCTATCAGTGTTGTAACTGATTAACGATTGCAAAGGTACGGAAATAACCTCAAATAACCAAACTTTTTGAAGAGAAAGTTTTGTTATTCTTGGTTATTTAACCTTTGTTTACGAAAGGTGGCGCATAATGTGTAATTTCTAAACAGATTTTAAGAATTATGAATGATATTGCGAAGAACTTAAAGTTTTGCTTCGATATAAGTAAATTCAAGTCGATGTCTCAGTTTTGCAAGGTGATAGACATAAACCAAGCTAATCTTAATAAAAAGATGAGCGAAAGTAATACAAAGTATTCTTTCACCAAGAATGATATTCAAAAGATTTGCTACAATCTAGGTCTGAGAAAAGAATGGCTAGTAAATTCTGATGGCGAAATGTTTGATGATAAAGCTGCCGTTAGTCCAAGTGACTGGGTTTTCGGTAAAGACAGAACACCTAATATAAATATGGTGAACGAGGATAATGCCCATCACAATAAACAGATTGTTAGCAATAATGATTCGAAAGAAGTAGAGTTGCTGAAAGAACAGATTGAAGACCTGCGCAAGCAAGTAGAGAGCAAGGATGCTCAAATCAAGCAGCTAATGGATTTGCTTGCAAAGAAGTAGGAATGCAAGTAATATGCAAGTAAGGTATAATTTTAACACAATATGGAAACAAAGAAACTATCAGTAAACACTATATGTGTGAGGGGTGGATATACCCCAAAAAATGGTGAGCCGATTGAAGTGCCAATTTATCAAAGCACTACTTTCAAGTATGACAACTCTGAGG